AGTAATATCTGATGTAATTTGCGGTCAGATACGAGAATAAATTCAATTTATTCCGAATTGCAAATCGGCATGCTGTCACCCGCGTGTACGTTAGGGGGGATTATAAAACCTTTCTATTCCTTATTTCTCCTAATTGAATAACAAATAAATTTGAAAAGAAGTCACCGTAGTGAAACGAAGGTGCCTCCAAGTGCAACCGGGTACCGGTGTAACGTCAAGGAGGTAATAGGTGAACGCGCAGTGGATGTATTGAGATAAATAGAGTAAATCTAGGACTACACCAAATTGCGTACTTTATACCGCGGGTTCTCGCTACACGAATTCCGCCAAAATCACACAACTAAGTTGGTAAATTTAGACTTAGTCAAAATGAATTTATTGACGCACATATACACAAGTAAGGGCGAAAGACTTATGATGTCAAAATTCGGAACAAGAATACCAGGTTTATTGTTTGAACAAATGACTCGTGAAGTAGTAGATGTAATCCGAGAGGACTTGACGTATGTATGCAACTACGACCCCCGTGTGCACTTAAAGAAAATCAATATTACACCTAACTGGGATGCGCACTCCATACTTGCAGAATTATCGCTCTACTACGTAGAGCTGGACATGACTGATGTCCTCGAGCTCAACTTGGAATTCAACAAGTAAGACGCACATACTTCCAGTTGCAGAGTTATTTCGTTTCACTACATAACCAGCAACTTACAGTCCTACCGGCACATTTCTATTAGTTTCACTGCACTTCGTTACGTTAAACTAATAGAAATCCACCTTCGGAAGCAATTTTTGGAATTAGGCTTACTGCTTTTGATTCCAAAACAGAGAGATAAATAGGACTCACGCCGTAAGCACTTGGGTCCAACCTGGGTGTAGATCAAGTTCATACCAACTACAACTAATATGCCTGCTGCCTTAAACACAAACTTTGCTGAACAATGGCAATCAACGTACGATGTGCTCAAGAAGACTATTTCTTATAAACAATTTGACTTCGACCAGGTAAAGCAGGTATTGATAAGTTATTTGCGAACTTATCACCCAGAGTACTTCAATAATCTCATTGAAACAGATGAGATGTTACCACTAATCGAGTTATTTGCTTATGTAGGGGAACTATTTGCTTATAGGGTAGATGTAAACACCCAAGAGCACATATTGCAATCTGCTACTCGTAAGTCTTCAGTGCTCCAACTAGCGGCGATGATGGGGTATACCCCATCTCGGAGGCAAGCGGCTACTGGATTAGTCAAGATTGATAGCCTAGCAACAACTGAGTCCATCCTAGATCAACAGGGTACAGATATTCGGAATAAGGTAACAAAATGGAATGATCCGAGTAATCCAAATTGGCAACTGCAATTTGAACTCATACTGAACAAGATTGTTAACAACAGGATTGGTGTGGTATCCGACTCAGATAAATTAAACCTGGACGGAACCATTGTTGAAAAGTATTCGCTCAATACTGCTAACCAGACCAATGGTGTATATCGGTATACCATTGGTCTAGATAAAGCCAACTTGGCAATGGAGTTGGTCCCAGTTCAATTAACGACCAACTCCATTTTGGAATATCCGGCGGGTGGCGATCGGGCAGTTGACATTCTCAAGCTCAATGATGGATTTGGGGTAGCATCTCGAAACACAGGATACTTCTTCCTCACTAAACAGGGCCGCCTGTCCCCAACTACGTTGTTTTTTGATGGCGCCGCCGTTAATCATACGGAAGCGATCCGACAAAGTGCTATCAATGATACTGACGTGTGGTTAACTGAGGTCGATGCGATTGGAAACACCACAACGCACTGGACTCGGGTTGATAATATTGCGTACAACAGTCCCAAAAATGATCGAAATGTGTTCCAGGTCGAAACGCTTGAAAACGACAACATACAGTTAGTGTTTGGTGATGGAAACTATTCAAATGTACCAAGTGGCTCCTTTGTGTTGTGGGCCCGTTCTAGTGAATCGCTCAGTGCATCTATTCCAGTTTCTGCAATCCAAAAACGCACAGTATTGTTTGAATATCAAGACTTGTATGGGAATCGCCAAACGTGTACAATAGTATTCTCACTGACTACTCCGATTGAGAATCAAGCTGAACCCGAATCTATCCAAAAAATCCAGCAGGCGGTTCCTGGTGTATACTACACTCAAGATCGGATGGTCAATGCCCAGGATCATGAGGGCTACCTTCTCCAAGATTCTTCGATTGTTAAAATCAAGGCTGTAAACCGGAGTTTCACAGGACAGTCCAAATATTCTGGTTGGAATGATAGCTCAGAAGTGTATGAGAATGTCAAGATTTTTGGTAATGATGGTGTGTTGTACTTCCAACCCACAACTAAGATTCGCGAAGTTCTCAACCCCAACAACAGCATATCTTTACAGGCTTTTGTGTCTGCGAATGTAGATCCTTTGCTCGCTGCTCCTGATATGTGGTTAGGGGTTGCACAGCGGATTGGGTACACTCCACGTGTCCGCACATTTTTAAATACTCTCGAACAATCCCAATTAATCAATTCACTAAAACTACTAGCTAGTGGCGGTAGCGTTGGATTCAGGTGGGAAGATGAAACGCTCACGTGGGTAATTGGACTAAATTTGTATGGGCCCCGTGATTTAACCATAACAACATCCACTAGTGCTCGAGGTTGGGTAATTACCATAAATGCTGCATCGACCGTTTTCTCGAGTTCGACTACCAAATTTTGGAACTATTCGCTTGGATCTCAGTTGGATTATGACACTCTGTTACCTACAAATGATAGAATCACCATACTTAAAGCAAATGTGAATCGATCTCGAACTGGTGTGCTACCATCCGATATCCGATATCGCATTGCAGGCAATATGTTGCCGCTAACATCACTTCCAAATCAAACCACAGTCGATCTATCTAAGGTGGAGTTGATTGGTTCGGATGCTAATGGAGATGGGTTTCCAGAAGACTTTACAGCTCAGAGCATACTAAATTCTATCTATACTTTTTCAGTTGAACCCAACGCAGCTAACGTCACACTCACACTTCCTGTGACATACCTCCATGGTCGTGGTGACATATTATCAGTGATCGGCAACAATGCTCTTGTTGATTGGAATGAGGATTCGGCCACGCTAAACGGCCAGCTATCATCAGCTATTGTGCTGCCTGCAACAACTATCAATACTCTGATTACAATCACTGTAAAGGATTTCGTATACCTATCTCGCCCAAACATCAATTCTGAATTTACCATCCAGCGCGATACAGACCAAATACGACAAAATTTTATCTACGACACCGCCGGTGTGTTGTATAAACGCTACCCAGGCCGCCAAAACCTGAACTTTCTCTGGGAACATTATTCTGATTCGTTTAATTTAATTGATCCTGTTCGGACAAATATCAATGATTTGTATATCGTAACTAAGCGGTATTATGTGGATACGCTGAACTGGCTTCAATTAGATGCACCCAAGCCGGAAGTGCCGTCATATTTCCAGTTGAAATCTGCTTACTCTGAGTACCTAAAGAATTCGATGATGTCTGATGAGGTTATCCTCCGCCCCGGCAAGTTTAAAATATTGTACGGTAAGAATGCCCAACCTCAAGCTCGAGCTAAAATCCAACTCATTGTACAAAATGCTACGTCATCAGCAGACTCAGTGAAGGCGGATGTGATTGCGCTGATTCGCCAGTACTTTGACATCACAAATATTGCTTTTGGAGACCAATTGTTTTTCTCAAGCCTGGCTACATATGTTCAGACCAATTCTAAGTACAATATCCAATCGATGCTGTTGGTTCCGCTGTATCCAGAATTTCAGTTTGGTGATTTGTATCAGATGCAGAGCTCTCCAGATGAAGTGTTCATCGCTGATGTCACATCCGCCGACATACAATTGGTAGACACCCTATCAGCATCTAACCTGAGGCAGTAACCCAACATAAATAGTAATACTCCACCGTCCCGCCCTGGTATCCCCTAGCGGCACGCCAATCTCTGTAGGTATTTCCCAGTATGTTTGAAGAATATGGTAGTGACTATAAACGCCCAAATCTAGATCTAGACACGTTACTGCCCGCCGTCAACAGATCAGAAGTATCTAAGAGTATACTATCTACGCTTTTTCAGCGGTGGCTAACCAAGCCTGAAGTTGTTGGTGTGTCAGGAACAATTGGATTCCCACTATCCAACATCTCAGATGCAATACTAGAGTCTACCACTGGCAGACAAGCTTATCAACTCTCGCCAGTATATCAAGTTACGTATGGCACAGAAGATACAATCTACAACTGGACCGACATTCTTCGTAAGGCATCTCACGTTGGAGTTGACCCAATCCGATACTCCAGTTGGGGTGCTGTTAATCAGTTGAATTTTGCACCCCCAATCAACCTATCCAAATTTCTTGATTACTCGGGGTACTACTGGGTCAATCGAGCGAATGTAGTTGAACTACCTGATTATGTCACTATAACAAAAACCTCCACACAAAGTGATCCGTGGAGTTTACAGAACCATTGGTACACCCGAGCTGAAGTTGAATCTCCGTATGAGCACGGACTTACTACCAACCCATACGAAACGTGGACAGGCATCGCTAAACAAGCCGTATATCCCATTATCGAGTTTGAAGATGTTGAGCTGAATCAATGGGTGAAGGTAACCCGAAAATGGAATTTTCGGCCAAATTTAGCGAGTAAGTGGACTCTGACCACAAGTGAACCGACGGATCAGGATATAGTAGACCCACTATTCACACACTTGTGGCATTTAGTTGAGGAGGCGTATAGTCCGTGTGAAAATAAAGTACTGACTGCGACACTACACACACAAATAATCAGCGTTCCTACACTGAGTCTGACGACTCCAGCATATCTGTATGGCCAGCATAGCATTATTGTTCAAGTTGATGGTCATCGGTTTTATAATTTTATAGAGCGCGAAGAGTCTGGGTCCGCATATTCCACAGTCATTGAATTTACCAAACCAATTTCTGGTACCATCACTGTATACGTGGGAGCCCACACATCATCTGACTCACTGAGGTCTTCGGTCGTTACTACAGTGTTGGAAACAGCATCACCATTTACCAGTACTGGTGGCACTCGGGTTGCTGGAACAATCCCTAAAAATTTAGCCAGATACTTGAATATTGGGCAAGCCAAGCAGGCTCACTCACAACAACCCCAATTCAATCTGTATGATGTAGTATCCGATCAGGTAATTGGAGTGGGTACGATTTGGGAATATGTTAGTGATCTGAACAATGCAAAGTCTAGGCAACTCAATAAGCGCATTTGGTCATCAAACTCCAACGAAGACTTCAAGTTCACCAGTGATTTGGTTGATGATGGTGCGTTACGGACATATCACTCAGGTGGGACTCCGAGTACAATATGGAGGGGCGAGAGTACATATACTCCCAGATACGTCAATCAAAATCGGCAAGCTGAGGGTGATGTTCTTGGGTTGTTGGTACCGCCAGGCTCAGGAATTTGGGAACCGTCTCCACTACTAACCTTCAATCCCCAGCGAGAGACCCGCCAGGAGCTCAGATATAGTGAAGTTGTGCCTCACTTCAGATCAATCTTGGATACTCAGTCTACTGGCACCACCGACTGGAGTAGTGGAGGAATTATCAAGATTGCACATGGTGGGGAATCTCACTTTGTGTCATCGCTCCTTGCTAAACACATTGCATTACCAAACTTAATCAATTTTGCTATTGAGCAATATCACTCCGCATCGAGTTCTTTGGAACAACAGGCGATATCGCCAATGATTGAGCTACTCCTCACAAAATCTACTAGTAGATATTCTTTGGCCCGTTCAATTTACCAGGAGATAAAGGCCCAGGCTGTCGCTCGTGGCTCGAATGATTTAATATTCCATGACACTCAAACGTATAATCCTAGTACACATGTTGGGTTTCCTAATATAGTACCTTCCCTCCCAATGCTGGGGGTAGTTACAGCGCTTCCACCATCGTTGGTGGTAGATAGTAAGTTGGGAGTTATCACGCTCCAAACTCACTCAGGGCACATTAGAAATCTTCCATCAAATAAATCACAGGTCATCGCCGTAGTGTCTGCACTTGCAACTCAGACAACAACCTCACTAGTCGCACCACCCCCAACCGCCAACGCTCTTTGGTTAGATTCGCTAACTTCGACACTGAAACAATTTGCAGTTGACCACTTTACTACTAATTCAGTAGAACCAGCATCATCAACTCTTGGAGCTCTTTGGTATGATGCCCCAACAAACCAGCTTAGATCGAATACGCCGGCCGGATGGGTAGTGGTATCAAATTTAGTTGGCTGGGTTGAGTTGGATGCTACGGTAATTGTAGCAGAAGTATTGTTGGAATATGAGAAAGATTTATATGCTCGGACTCAAGAACTCCAACCCCAACTAGTTGATTGGATATCAATTCCCCAAGCAAACCCTACACTCACCAACCAATTGATATCAAAAGATTACAGCACAGCTGCAAAACATCTGAATCGGCATCCAAATCAATCAAACATCCTTACTCGCAGTTATGTACAAACAAAAGCATTCACGTGGTGGTACGGAAATACTTTCCTAGGCGCCATAAATGCACCACATCCAGACCTGGTCGGTGTTTGGGGCAATACCACACTCGAAATCTACACCAAACTGTATGGGACAGCGCACCCTCACCTCCAACCATGGTGCATTCAAGGGTACACTGAAGAACCAAGTTGGTGGGCTCAACACTATCAAGATCACAACAAACTCCGAAGGTGGAATCCCATAATGTGGGATAATATACATGCTGGACTCGTGCCTTCGGGTAAGGAGTTACCTAATGTGGGAATATCTACTGGAGGGGCTGGAGAAGTACGTCCATGTGCTCGCACGTCTGTCAATACATCAAGTGTGACTACATCGGATAAAATCCAACCTGACGACTTGTTTCCTCCATATTGGATCCCCATTACAGCAACAGACTCCAGCGCTGATGGTGAACAATTACTGGCGAATTTGCTTGCAATTAATTCTACGGTACCTCCAGTGTCAACTGTATACGGCATCAATACAGTAACTGAGTTTACGTGGAAACAATCTATTGAGTATATCAGATCACTACTCATAAGTGCTCATTCGATTGATCCCTTGAAATTATACACCGAGATAACCCAACCAAACTCAATTTCTGTTAATGGATTGACGATTAATCCGGACACCCACAATGTCCACTCCCAGGGGGACTTACTGCAAGGTGATGATCTTCACTTCGACCCATCACTCCTCAGCCTGATTGTACTGTTTAGTCGATACCACACATTACTCAATGTGAATGACTCCCCATTGATGGCATGGAAGACTTGGACAACTAAGCTAGCGTACCAGACTGGCTCCATTGTCGTACCTCAAACCCTAAAATTGTATGAAGATTGCTCTCCACTCGAAAACTACAAAATAGTGTTGAAAAAGACTGAGAATGTAAAGACTATCTCATTTTCCAATCTGATTGTATCTCTCTCTACCGCAGGATCACCACTCACAATTCCTCAGGGGGACGGCGCAGATTGGAGCTACCGGGTAGACTCCTCAGAGTCGATTGTCGAAACCCGCCGTCGATATGGAGTACTGTTGCGTTCGATGACCTGGAAACCACTACTCGGCTGTTTCGAGTTTGTAGGTACATCTCCTTGGTTATCCGGCGAAGCCACCAAACTCACACTACCTTCGGGTGATGTGGTTGACGTGTTCATCAGAAACATCGAATCGCCGACCCCAGGAATCTCTAGAGTTGACTTTACAAACTCAAACACCTCAGCGCTAACCCAATCTGGTGGGGCTAACTCGTATGGAACCAGTGAATTCTCAGTAGTAGTTAAATCACTCGAATCTACATTCACGGCCGGTGATCCCCGCACCCCCAGAACTTGGGAGTACATCACACCAGATATATCAGACATTGTGACATTTGAATTCCCAGTAGTCATTACTGGGGTACAGAATCTAATAAACTTCATACACTCCTACGTCCGATTCATGGAGGATGATGGGGTTGTATTTGCTCATGGGGAAAATCCAACCCAAGATCCTGATACGCAAGAGTTTGTGGATTGGAATCAACAAGTGCGTAGATTGGTAAACACGATCTACAATTCCAATGGACTATCCAACCGCCGGTACGTGCCAGATTCATCGTACACAACTAGGCGAGTACTCGACTTGCCGTACGTTGAACTGAACCCGTTCAGAGATAGACTCTGGATCAATACTCCAGAAGGTGTGGTGTGTAATGTATATAACACACCATACACAACAGAGCTGCAATCAACTGCGTGTATATTTGATGATATCGGAGATCCAATATCCGAAGATATCGTGCCTCTGCGTACGGACCGTATCACTACACTATTCTACGAGAACCGCAAGCGTGTAGGCAATCCGATAGCGAATCAAAATAAATTTCAACACATCGGATCCGGTAAGATTTCACTTGATTACTATGAACACGCATTATTGTTTGATCAACAGACAGTCAATGGTTTGATTGTATATGATCGGTTTTTGAATATTCAAAAACCGACTATGCGGTTGGAGTTTCAACGAAGTATCCAACACTTCTACCGCCCAACTGTTGGTGGATTTGTGGTAACCCCATCAGAAACGCTACCGAACTTTGAGACAACAGCACAGTATCAACGCCATGACTGGAACGTCAACAACTCAAATGAACTGATCGAATCTACAGCCGCCGTCAGGAGTGGTATGGGTAAAATGCCGCTACCGTACTTTCAAACAATTCCTGTATCATCTAAAACTGAATTTCAATTTTGGCAGAAAATGATTCGCCAGAAAGGCACTAAAGCTGTAGGTGATGTATTCACTAAACACAAGGTGTATGATCAAAATGAGGTTGATGAATATTGGGCATGGAAGTTGGGAACATTTGGAGCAGTTGCCGAGCGAACTCAAGTGTCGTTTAATATAACTAGTGACGACCTAATTAACGATTTTTGTAACTTTAGATTCAGCACTGGAACTTGAATGATTAAATACACATTCTATATGAGTTAGCTAATACACATGGTTATTAATAGTAGTGGAATATTTAACTTGGGGGAAGTCCGGGAATTGCTCGGCGACACACCCTCAAGTACCACATCTCTAGGTTCGCCAGCAATTGATACGGAGTTTGTGGTGTCAGAAATTCTGAGCACAGACCAAACTAGGTGGGTTGACTACCCAACATATGCATCCATCACATCCCCCGCCAGTTCAGGGGTAGTATTCGACGCTGAAATTTTACCACCGACCGTATACCTGATTGATAAGAGTATTGGTGGAACCAACTTGACTACAATTGACTTTAGTTCTCGAATGGAGCATGAGTTAATTGGAGATCAACTTGACTTGAAACTATTCAAGTTTGATGATATTCGGCGGCTGTCAGCTGTAGTAACGGTTAGTGATCAACTTCAACTCTCATTCACATCTCACACCCCAGTAAACACAATTAATGTGACTCACGCAATAAAACTATTTGCTGGTCAGGTTGAAGTCACTGAATTCCGACTAGATGGGCTGACGGTTGACCTGTTAGCCCCATACCCAATAGGTACTGTGCTGACGCTTGTGTTGGGGGTAGATAGTATACCTACTATTGTTCAACTAATTGAAGGAAGTGATTACACATTAATCAACAATTCGTTAATACGCTGGCACTATAATATCGCTGATTGGGTACAATCAGCGAATATGGCATTTTTTATCATTCAACCGCAACTACCTCAGTACTCTCGATACGCACCAATCAGAATAGTAAACAATGGGGATAAATCGATAGTCAAGACCATCAATCGGTGGGATCCAAAATTCAACCTCCACTCATCTGTAGTATCCGAGATCGATGTCACCAGTAGTGTAGATCCAGCTGTTTACTCAGTAAACAAGACAGGAAGTACTAAGACCAATACTTGGACAAGTAATCAGGTAGGTACGTACTGGTGGGACACTACACATAGACAATACCGCCCATATAACGACCAACACATTGCATCATTTGACCAAGGAACATCAACCTGGGGTCAAATGTATGAGGGGAGCGAAAATCAAGTATATCAATGGGTTGAGTCAAATAAGTTACCTACAGCATTGTCTGGTACAGCAACACCATACAGTAGAGTCCTATCAAAAACTCGTGAGTTCAACGACATCACACTGTGGCAAGGGGGCACTACCAGCACAATTTTTCAAACAGTACAACCACTGAAATTTGATACTGGTCGGAGAGTATCTGTGTATGTTCGTGAAGGTACCGAATCCATAAAGTCTACACCAGGTGTAGAGTTGGGCGTCCCGCATATCTTAACCAAATTAACTCCGTCGACATTTACACTTACTACAGAGTCTGGGGATCTGATAGTCTGCAGTACCACACTAACATCAGGCGAGTTTCGAATAGCAGACAGCGACTGGGGCCGCTACACAAGCGTCGAGGAACCACACTACATCGAGCGATTCTATTGCTATGATAATCTGCACCACGCCTCCAACACCATCAGTCCGGTGTTTATCCCATATACTCCAGCAGTAATTGCAAGAATCAAAAAGGATGATGCAATTACCGTTTGGTTAAACGGGGTCAGCACAACGTTTACGGTAGATCAAGTCACCGCCGAGATTACACTAACCGGCGATGCAGCAAGTACACTTAGTCCTCAAGATATTATCGATGTTGGTATACCTCAGCCAAGCCCAACCATCGCTAGGACAGATGGCGATCTACTCGATTCCAATAATTCGATTACAATTTATTTCAAAGATTTTCCGTACTCTGAACGAAATGATGGTGTTAAGTCTACCTACTACTTCTGGCTTCGCGCACATGAGACAATCCCAGCTACCAAAGCACTCTCAACTAGCCAAGTAGAAATCCAACTAACCACTGGAGAGTCCACAAGTTTCTTCGTGTTGCGCAACCCATCGCGAGCGACTCCAACAAGTGCTTATACCTACGATGTGCTCACTACAAAGGGACTATTTGAGTTAAACTCACCAAAGCCTAATACTCATTCAATTGCAATTGATTTCGATCCAACAATCAGAACACAGTACACATCCGAAGACCTACAGAAAGTGTCACATGATCAGTGGATCATGTTCCGCCCACAGCAGAAGAACAAAATATTACCATTTGTTTGGCGTAAAGTTATGCAGACGATCTCAGGTATTGAACCTGACACCAACCAGGTAGTACCCAGCTCAGCTAGATCGACGTACGACTTTTTGAACAACACCCGCCTACGATTTGGTACTGGTGACGACCAAGTCTTAATAGATACTACCAAAGCTAGAGAGTTGTGGAAAGATTTTCTGATTACTAGTAGTTTTGCGGATGCGGATCGAACTGCAATCCTGGAAATATTACAACTGCCGTTAAATACATCATCTGATTATATAAGAGCTCTTACACAAATGTATCAGACCTGTGCTGTCAGCACTACAAATGACCTGGCGTTCCTTGTGTTGAATGTAGCACTATATGAAGGTAATGAGTTGAAAGATTTGATGAAGACTAGCTACATATCACTAAACGCGTCACAAAAGATTGCAGTAGGATAACTAATCAAATGAGCTCACTACTGTTTTCAACAACCTGCTTGAATCCAATCCAAGGTCTGATCGACTTTACTCTGGATACCAAGCCCTTCCACACTAAGATCCTCACAGCTGGTGTGCAGGTGCTATTTGAAGATAACATGGATGTTGATTTATCTGAGGAGTCGTTGTTCACTATTCACCAAAACTTCAACCTCCATACAGACCACTGTGTACAGCCACCTGATTGTTGTATCATTCAAGGCCTAGAAACCTCGGTGATTGAAGATTCGATGGGGTTGGAGTATGTTGGTGATTATAGTATAGTATCTGACCCATATGGATTGCAGATTGATAGTACTACCAACACCACACGGCGGCCAATCCAGTGGTTTATTGGATACAATTCTGCCGGCATTCCAGTATTTTATGATTTCCCTCACTGTGATATCGAACCTAAAATAAATGTATCAGATTCGTTCTGTGCAATTGGGTTTGAGGTGTATCCATACGAAACTGATGGGTACGAATTTTCTGATCCTAAGTGTGAGGTGTACTGCGAAGAAAATTCGGCGTGTGAACTAGGTCTGGAAGAGTATTCGCTGGAAGTAAATCAACTCGAATCAGGGAGTGAGCAATGTGAGGCGGTGTGTGGGTATGCACCAAATGAGCGTATTGGCCTGGAAGTTGGTACACACGAGCAATATCCAATAGAATACGTCGACCCAATACCTTCAGAGTTGTGGCCTGAAAACTACTACGGCCCGTGTACAGTACAGGATATCCCTTGTCCGGATGTATCCCAAACAACAGTCTCTACAGGAATGTACGAGAGTTTTATGATATACGAAGATGGTGTTTTGTTGTTGGAGTTATAATCACATGTTACTAGAAACTACAATAAATCAAATCGAGCAGATCACATCCAGAGATCACCCTGGCGCTAGGGATAGTCGAGCAAAAGCTGTCACGCTGTCTGGCTCAATTCAAGCTACTGCACTACCACCCGGCATATTATTCACTGCGTCTACACAGACTGGCCACAAAGCTCGGTTGAGGGCCGTTGAAACTACACACAATGATTCTGGCGTTGTTGTGCAGTTAGTGTCTGGAGACTCTATCACAATCACACCAATTTCGAAAAATCTAGATTCAGTTCAGATGAATTGTTCGTGTGAAGACTTCACCTTTAGATTAGCTCGGGCGAATTCGGTGAGTGGTGTATTATTTGGTAATATAACAAAACCGTACATCAAAAAAACAAACTCACCACCCAACACTTCAGTGGGCGCATGTAAACACCTACTGAAGTTGGTATCGAGTTTGACTGATGTTGGTGTGTTGGTGTAAATAAACATAACACACCAACATCATAATACCATCATGTTAGTTCCCTTTCGCCACGGTATCGTAAAATCTCAACAACAAGGTAACTTACCTGGATTTTTAAATGTACAATCTAACTCAGTAACACTACTTGCAGATAACTCACCATTGGTGATTAACATTGCTAACGGTGCAAGCGACTACCTAATCTCTATAGAGAACACAATCACCAGCGCCTGGGCCGGCTTTGGCACTGCTGCATTTCCGAGTGGAGTAAATTACTGGTTATACATTGACGTTAATTCTGCTTCAGGGCTTATTACATATGGTAAGACCCGATACAACCAAGTAATCGCAAGCCGTGCGCCAGTAAATCCCCAAATAGATCAGCACTGGTTTGATGTAGCGAGCGCTAAGATGAAAGTATGGACAGGCCTGACTTGGCAGACAAAAATCCGAATCTTAGTTGGTGAATTTGCAAATACCACATCAGTCGCATGTTTTGCGTATAAATCCCAAGTAGCTATCAACACACCAGTAAATTCAGGTAAAATTGCCTTTGATGTATACGGAAAACCAATTCGTAAGAGTACAGGCGAATTCTTCACGACAGATGATTCCATCTATGTCAATGGTATTGTGTCAGCACCAAACTCTCTTGAAACCCGCCGGCTCGCTGTAACCGCACTCGAGCCTATTCCCGCTCGATCGATCGTTGCACTTGCTGAATTCGACAAAGTGGTTGTCGCTCGTTATGAAGACACTGGGTCAAGAGTACTAGGGTTCACGAACTTTGCTATGTCTCCGGGACAGACCGAGGAAATTGTACTCAGTGGTGTAATCGAAAGTACTGGCTGGAGCTTTCTCACCGCCAATGACAGTATCTGGGTCGAGCTGGGCCAACCCACTACTATAAACCCATTCAGTGTATCTTCCAGCAGGGGCATGCAACAACCGATTGGTCGAGTTATCGGGCCCCAGAGAATTCGGTTCAATCCACCCAACTTCCAAATCACATCCACCCAAGCAACTCCACCAACCCCTAGAAATGTGTGGTTGGTTGCAATTGACACCAGTATCAGTGGAAGTATGTTAAGTTATGGTGCATATAGCACACACTTAGTGTCTGGTAATGTAACCTCAAACATAACACTACAACCTGCATCTGACGTAACCCGCCTAAAACTAACACCTGGGGTGTATAGTGTTACATTCTTGGGAACACTATCAGCGGATTTTGTCGGCAACCCAATTACCGTTGTTGGAGTAACAAATGCACCATCACAGTGGCCGCCTACCAATAGCTGGATGTCAGACAACACAGGTGGTGTGGCTGATACAGAATCAGGAAGTCGTGAAGATGTGCAGGCTATTTCATACTCTACGAGCATCAACGTAATAGACGAGATTGAGTTTGTACTATCCAACACTGTAAACCCAAACACTGGAGTCCGCACACATGTCAGGGGCCTGGTAACAATTGAACAGTTAAATGTGACGATTTGACCCACATCACGATCACCAATAAAAAGGAGGAGTAAATATGATACTCCTCCTTTTACTGTATCCATACTATATGACAACTAACCCGTTACTTGAGCACCATAATTTTCGTCTACCAGGGGAAACTGTTAAGCTTCCGAGTCTGGCATTGTTTTATACTGACAATATCGTTGACGATGCGGTGCTGACCGCAGGTGAGGTGTACGTCCAACCAATGACTACATACGAAGAGCTCCTAATGAAGACTCCCGATCTCATCTACTCTGGACAGGCGATTGTCCAAGTATTTGGCAAGTGCATTCCTCAGATCAAACAACCACTTCAGTTGCTTGCTAAGGATATAGACTTCTTGCTCATCGCACTTCGGAAGATTTCGCTAGGATCTACAGTTGTAATCACCCACACACATAACTGCGACGGTGCAAAACAACACGAGTATGAAGTAAACATCCAACGGTTGATCACTCAGACAAATAATGTCAACCCATCTACAGTAGAAACACTGTTTGAATACACTCTCGAAAATGGGCAACACATCAAACTACGCCCCTATACTATCCAGTCAGTATTGTCCCTATCCCAGGCCGCCGCCGTTCAACAGGATAAGTTAGAATCAATGTCCGAACTCGAACTGATTAACTATCTTCGTGACAGCTTATTGGCAAACCTATTACCAGCAATTGTATCAGTATCGGATATTTCAGACCGTGGTCTTATTCACGAGTGGTTGGACAATCTACCTAGTGTGTGGATTAAGCAATTGTCAGCCGCGATTGAAGCCACAAATACATGGGGCGTCGATTTTGAGACCACCCTCGTGTGCTCAGACTGTGGAGAATCGTTTGTGACTACAATCCCACTCAACCCACTCAGTTTTTTTACGGGACCCTCCGATCTGGTGATGTAGATCGCATCCGAGAGCTCTTTACTGCTCTCGAAGATGAAGCACGGGGGTTACTAAAGAGTGTGATTGATCTCGTTTACTTTATGCGAGGTGCCATATCATATGAAGAGATGATGCGTCGCACTTTTAGCGAACGGCAATTGATTGCCGAATTCTTACAAGATCGATTGAAGTCTGAGCAGACTAAGGAATTTCAAGTGTACTAGGGTGTAAATACACCCTACACACGCGCGCTTATGCACTCTTACGATAACACATAATGGCATCACCTACATCTCCTGGGACCTCCCTATCACCAGCCGACCTGAGCGAATTAATCCGAGCAGTCAAAGCAAATACAACTGCATTCGCGACTAATTCTAGAGATATGGCAAAGGCGCTTGACGCGTTGACAGCCATTGTTACTAAGTCCGCAGAGGTTGAGCGCCAGGTACTGAAATCAGATATAGCAGGAAGGAAGCTCGACCAGACATTGATTGACTCAATTGGCGATCTGTCGGATGTGAATGAAAAAACACTCAAACGATTAGTAGAGGCCCTCACCGCTGCAAAATCAGCAGCTTCTACTAACTCCAGTGATCCAAAGTCTTCTGCTGCCGTACAACAAGCAACGGCCACCCTTCTAAAATTTGTGGATAGCGTCGACCAGTCTACTGAAATAATTGATAGATCAACTGATAGGGGTAAGCGCGAAGAGCAGCGACAACTAGCAACTCAAAAGCAAAACTTAGAGTTTGTCGCAAAAGAGGGGGCGACTCGTTATCAGCGAATTGCTGCTGAGAAAGAATTAATAGCTGTTCAGCAACAAATTGCAAAAAAAGCGGTTACTGAATCTAAGACATCACTCGAAAAAGCAGAGAATCGGTTCAGCTCGAACCAGACTTCACTCAATAAAGCAGCAGTCGCCACCGCCCAGCTAAGCCACGCTCAGGCCCTGGCAAGCTCACGCAAACTAGCCGAACAAGAAGCTCAGGCACAGTCCAATCTCGCCCAACGCCGCGCAGAGTACTTCAGCAAAGAAGGAACCACCAGTCAAAAGTTACACACTGCTCAATCAGCTCTATTCGCAGACTTTTCTCGGGCTCGAGTCGCCGCTTCAGATACAGAGCAAACGTTGAGGACAGCTCAAGCGGCATATGCAGTAAACGCATCCGAAACAAACAAGGCAATACTTGGTCAGGCTGAATTTGAACGTGATGTTGCCAAGAATGAAGCATCCAAAAAAGCCCAGGCTATCCTCGCCCAACGCAGTGCTGAAGCACAAACCCAAGCTGAGATCGTTCAAAAACGGGCGTCATATTTCGCCACCCAGGGTAGTTTCTTTCAACGACTATATGCAGGGCAGGATGAGCTGTTTGCTAAGCATGAAGCAGCCAAGAAAACACTAGCGGATACAGAGATCTCCCTCAAACGAGCTCAGTTCCAGTATGCCAAGAATGCATCTGAAATCAACAAAACTGGGTTACAACAAGCACTGTTAACTAGAGATATTGCGTCTAGTGAAGCTAAGAAGACTAGCCACCTACTTAACCCCGAGAGTGCCATGCTGTCCAATGTAATTCAGAAGTTCAAGAATGTACTTGCTGGATTCTCACTGGCGATTGCGTCCAGAACTGCATACTCCGACATCACGACAGCGCGTTCTACTGGTGGATCAAATTCCATCGCTAGTGGTACAGATTTGACGGCGAGTGTGATGGGTAACTACGCGACAGCAATTATTAATGGTATCACCTCTCGGACTCTTACGGAAGTCAGACAGTCCACCCGTGCGGCTGAATTAAGTGCTGGTTCTCAGAAAAAATTCGACGAGATACTATTCAAGAGTGTAGATGGTCTGTACGACATTACAGCTAGTCGTGATGAAGCCGTCCAAATACGCGCTGGAATCATGTCAGCTGGTCAAGAAGTTGGAATATCTGCGCCCGCAAGTGGTGAGATGCTGAAAGGCTTGTCAGAGCAGTTTGGCAAGCTCAGTAGACTGACAGGCCAGAGTGCAGTTAGTATTGCCAAAATGACCGAAGGCATCATCAAGGATACAGAACAACGAGACGCGCTTTTGTCGATGGGCGAAAAACAAAAGTCGTTGTACATCCTCGAACAAATCCAACGCATTGCTCAGTACAAACAAGCGGGGTACACTCTTGAACAAGCACAAGAACTTATTAAAATCCAAGCTGCTGAACGTAACAAGAATAGTATAGACAAATATAAATCTCACTACTCTGCACTTCAAGCTCGTGAGATGTTGGTTGGACAACTTCAGGGGCATGGACCTGAGGGCCAACAACGTGCATCACAAGTATCTAGCATCAACCGCAGGATCAAAGACCTGGACGCATACGCTGCAACAAATAAGTTTACAGCAGATTCTGTCGAAGGTCGCAAATATAAATCTGATCGAGCTGAACTGGAGGGAAAATTAGCCGAACACGTTTCGTACCTCAAAGGTCAGGATCTAGCAGCAAGCGGAACGATGAGCCAGGGTCAGCCGATCGTCGACCTGATTTCTGAAGCACTGAAGCGCGACTCACCTGGTTATACCGTGACCCCTACAGGTGCTAAGAACGATGACCAGACTACAAAAAAAGCTAATGAAAAAAATGCCAATGAAAACAGCACTGTAATTAACACAGTAACCACACTGGTAGATCGTGTCAATAGTCTACTAACTAGTCCTCTAGTTCAAGGCATTGGCGGCGCCCTGGTCGCGACATCGACACTGGCATTCCATGCTATGGCTATGAAGTATATGATGGGTAAGATGGGCATTGGAGCGATGGATGTGATTAAGGGATTACTGGGTCGCGGCAAAGGAGGAGCTCGAGCCGTCTGGGGTGGAATCAAAGCAGCAGGTGGAGGCTTGATGCGAGGTGCAGCATGGGCAGGACGAGGGCTTGGTACTGCTGCGATGGCACTTGCACCATCAGTTATGTCAGCAGCACCATCAGTGATGTCTGCGGCCGCCAAAGCAGGAGCAGGAATTGCGGCTGTTGGATCTAAGGCTATAGGTGCTACGGGCGCATTAGCAGCTAGTGCAGGAGGTGGCTTGGCAAAAGTAGCCACCGGCTCTATGGGGAAATCACTGATCAAGAAGATCCCAATTATCGGCGCTCTTGCTGGGCTAGGTTTTGGTATTAACCGATTACTGTCGGGAGATTTCACAGGCGCGGCTCTGGAGATCGGCGGTGGGCTTGCAGGTACGCTCCCCGGCGCAGGTACAGCACTATCGATTGGAGCAGACGTGGCACTTGCTGGGCACGACTACTCCAAAGCACCAAAAGATCAGGCCAATGTAGTAAATTCAACAATGTACGCGGCGCCATTACTTGGTGTTGGAGCAACCACATCTACATTGGCGTCTACCATACTACCAGCACTGGGTCCCCTAGGCATGGCAATAGCAACTTTAACCCATCCAACCCCCACTACAACACAAGCAGTGGAAGGTACCGGAACGCTTCTGAGGGATAAAGATGGCAACCCAATCTCACCTATAAACAAGCCTTCGGGATCTACCCCCACAGAAGTTTTGACAGCACAGGTAGTCAAATTAATTGATTTGTTCATGTCTAAAACAGACCCAGAAACTGCAAAAGAAATGCTGAATGAATACAAACGCAATGGATCAAACAGTAGAATTTCAGCAGGTCTATATAGTATGATTCCTGCAAAAGTCCCCTCGTAGTAAATTACTGATTGAGTACTCAGGCTAAATAAGAGTCACGCCTCTGGCAAACTATATCTCATACTATGAACGAAAACGCGAAGTTTTCAGGGTACTTCAAGTTAGTCAATATTGAGCCCACCCCTGCACAAATCCAAGATAATGTCACGTTCGACACAATGTCTAGTAGTACTGTCACTGGATGGTACAACAACATCGTAACAGGGTCAGGTAATCGACTTAGTCGATATGCTGAATACGACCTGATGGACTCCGATGTTGACGTATCACGCGCTCTCGACATCATCGCTGAGGAAATGACTAATGAATCTGACGGCTCGATCCTCACCATTGAGATTGAAGATGATGTCATTGATGAGATTGGCCAGATCACGCTGAACACCGCCCTTCGCCGTTGGAATAAAACACTCGAACTAGAATCTAAGTTGTTTGATATTGCCCGCTACTTAATCAAGTATGGTGATGTTGTATTCAATAAACCCGAACCATTTTCCAAATGGGAGTATGTACCAATCAAGAATGTGACCGGTGCGTATGTTGATCAAAATAACGCCAGCAATGTAATTGGTTTAGTAATCAACCAGCAATACAAGAGTACAGCTCGGCAACACATGGGATCATCAGCAGACTTGCTATCAATTGAGCCGCTCACCAAGGTCGTCAGGTTCACGCTGAATAACGGAATGAGTGACTCCGCCCCCTTTGGCCTATCTATTTTGAATTCAGTGTACAGAGCGTATCAACAAAAGAAGTTGATCGAAGACTCGATCATCATCTATCGAGTCCAGCGAGCACCTGAAAAACGAGTATTTTATATTGACGTGGGCCGCATGCAGCCACAACGGCGCAAAGCTTACTTAGAACAAGTCAAGCTTGAGATGCGCCAAAAGAAGATTCCGACTGTTAACAACAGTAACGGAGACTCGGGTATAGATAATATGTACGACCCTCAAGACATGATGGAAGACTTCTTCCTCGCAACTTCAGGAGAGGGCGGTCGTGGAAGTAAGATCGAGATTTTACCAGGCGGCCAAAATCTCGGAGAACTATCTGACCTCAATCACTTCAAAGATAAGTTGGCGGAAGGTTTGCGGGTACCTGTTAGTTGGACTCGCGACGGCGCAAACGGCCCAGCTACTGCCAATGATGGCAAGGTTGGAGCAGCCTTTATCCAGGAGGCTCGATTCGCTAAATTTGTCGGGCGCCTTCAAGTTGCACTGCGTACAACAATTGATAAAGAGTTTAAAGACTTCGTCAAGAGTGTAGGAATTAAGATAGATCCACACTACTACAGTGTTGTTCTACCTAAGCCGAGTAACTTCGAAGCTTATCGCCAAGCTGAAAAGGACGCCGCCCTCTTAACACTATTCAGTCAAACTAGTTCAGTTACTACTTTATCTCCACGATTTGCGGCGAAGCGTTATCTACAGATGACCCAAAATGAAATTTTGGAAAACGAACGCATGCTTAGAGAGGAAAGGGGAATAGAACTGGGCGACCCTAAGCTGCTATCCAAACTGTACTCACCTGACTCAGTGAGTGCAGAGCCGAACGACACCACTTCCGGTTCCCTCGAACTTGATGCAACTACTGAATAACTACCAAAAGGAACTTTTACACATGGACAATACAACAAAACAATCATACTCAGATCTAATCGATGCTATCGTCCGGCAAGATGATCCGTCCAAGGCAATAAACCAAGTATTGGCAGCTAGGTTGAGTGCTGTTGCAGCAAGTGAGCAAATTACGTTAAATCCATTGCCAGCGGCGGTGCTGGAGCGGTAATATAGTAAATACCCCAAATATACTCACCTCGGCCCAACATGCGCACAATATTCCTTCAAGAAACATATACTCCTGATCAGACTCAATTCATCACCGAAGCGATCGTTGATCAAACTAATGGTAAAAAATCATGGTATCTCGAAGGTATCTGCATGCAAGGCGCCGTCAAGAATAGAAATGGCCGTAACTACCCAAAACAAGAGATTACAAATGCAGTGCAAGCACTTCAAGAGTCCATCAACAACAAACAGTGTTATGGTGAATTAGATCACCCACTCGATTCTCGTATTGGTGTAGAATTGAAGCAAGTATCCCACATGTTTGAAAAGCTGGTGATGCGTGATAATGATGCGATCGGCCGCATTAAAATTTTAGATACGCCTATGGGCCAGATTGCTTCTGCGATCTTAGAAGGTGGCGGTCAGCTCGGCGTATCATCTAGGGGTACGGGCGATGTGAATGAGTCGGGTAATGTTCAAAACTTCGCGTGCTCGACGATTGACATCGTCGCCACGCCGTCAGCTCCGAACGCAGTTCCGATGTCTATTAAAGAGGCACTCGAGCAAAACAAACAGGGTAATATTGTACAGACCCTTGCAGAAGCACTCCAAGAAGATAAATCTGCCCAGAAATACTTCAATACAGAAGTGCAAAAATTTCTACGCTCATTCTTAGGATAATGTTTCAATGCCGACCCTGAAATTCTCGGAATACCTAGCAGAGTCGGACGCCAACTCACTCCCATCTGTCACAATCCTCCCAGGATCGCACGCAGACGCAGTTAAAAATGCCATGCCTGAATATGGTGACGCAGTTCGGTGTGCGAGCAATGGTGCAGTGTTATATCGTGCTGTTAAACTATCGATGAATCATTCGTATGCGGTCGATCCAAAAACTGGCACCAGAACATCGACAAACGAACGCAATCACCACACCGTACTGATGTCGGATATTCTGCCATCATGGGCAAGCTATCCCAGACGAGATAAATCTCTGTGCTGTACCAATAGCGAATCTGTCGCACTAGGTTATGGCCGCCAAGTATTTGTCGCATTACCTCACAATGGCACAACTCTTGCTGTCGCACCGCTAGGGGACATGTGGGAATCTTTCTCCATTACAAACCTAGAGAATTTGGCGTGGGATATAATCGACGCAACCGCCAAAACTATATCAACCAGTTCTTATAAGGCGGCTAGGTATCACGCTGAGAACCTCGAGACTCTAATCGACATAAGCTCCATCCTAGAAATTGTTGGAGCACGGGCTAATAAAGCTGAGCTTACTGAGTGGTTGAATACACACAACCTCATGGCAAAGTTTGACAAGTATCTCAACCCCGAAACTAATGGGTTCAAGTTGATTAGTATATCCGAGCTGCCGACTTTAACTAAGCGCTCTCATGAGATTTGGTTCTCATCTCCAGCCATCCTCATTCCAGATGATAATTTCATCGCACCAACAAACCAATGAAATTCTCAGACTACCTATCCGAATCGATCAACGATAAAGGAATATTTAAAGCAGTATTCTTTGCTGGTTCCCCGGGGGCTGGCAAGAGTTATGTATCCAAACAAATTACATCTGGTGGTGTAGCGCCCCGGTTAGTGAATACCGACAAAGCCTACGAACACCTGGTGCACGCTGCAGGAGCACAGTTTTCTGGAACTGCTGATGAATATGTCGATAAAGCAATGCAACTGACGCAGACGTCTCTCGTAAACTACATCAATGGTGTACTTCCGCTCTACATCGACGGAACTAGTAATAGCCCCAGTTCACTTTTTCAGCGGATGGGTATCTTAGAATCTTTTGGATATGATGTTGGAATGGTGTTTATTAATACCGATCTTGACGTTGCGTTAGATAGGGCAGCAAGTCGCGAAAGGTTTGTTCCACCTGATTTTATCAAGTCTGTCCATGCTAAAGTAAACAAGAACAAATCATTTTATGCATCTAAGTTTGGACGTAACTTCGTTGAGATCACAAACAACGGTGAATTAACTGATGAAGTTATTTTGGGTGGATACAGAAAAATGAGTAGCTTCTTCAGCTCCCCAATACAATCACCCATTGGGCAAGATTTAAAAGAACGCATGGTAGAGGACAGACAGCAATACCTAGCACCAAACTATTTTTCTATCGAACAGATCCAGAAAAAGGTATCAGTTTGGTATAATTCTTAGTGTTATTCTAACCCAACAATTTAATGAAATGAGCGCGACAAAATGAATTTTTTACTATCAATTCTGCCAGAATTTTTCGCAAGGTGACAGCAATATACCGTCAACTAATTTTGATGTATATCAATTAGATCCTGACTTAGAGTTGTCTGAAATAGGTCCCGTGCTGTTCACATCACACAATCTAGCTACAGCAACTATGGAAATGAATCGAATTCACAAAGATCGTGGCATCGAGGTAGGTGTTCTACAGGATGGTGAATACTGGAGGCAGTATATTAAAAATGATGATGTTGCAGAAGCGACTGATTGGATAGGTTCGGCAAAAACTCACGCACCTGATCACCTCTTTAGTGACGGATCAATTTCCGAAATCGTGAAGTGGGCACTATCAGCACATTCAGGTGATTCTAAGAGAGCACTAGCCTCATTGAGTTTCTTCTTGAATCGCAATAGTAATATATCATCAAGAATTGTTGCCAAAGTTGAGGCTGCCAAGGACATCATCAAGCGAGATGCTGAACTAGCTCAATTGAAGTAACCATCTCTCAAAATACCATCGGCATATCATCATAGTCATCAGTACTATCGGTAATCTCATCATCTAACTCACCAACTTCATACAGTGTTTGAAATGCGTCTGGGTCATAAGACGACATCTGTTTGAGCACTCTACATATCAACAACCAGGTACTGATACAGTCATCAGTACTCCCTGTCTGTGCAGCATAACTACCCTTCGTCTGTATGTACGTTTTAATTTCGCGGATAATATCAGCGCTCTTCATACCCAACTTACCAGCTTCTGTCATTTCCTTAAAAACCTTACAGGCTTGGAGTTTGGTACGAGCATTTGTATTCATACCTATTTGTCGTCCATCATCACTAACGATCGAGACATTCTCAGGCAACTTCTCATCAGTTTCGAATAGCGTTATGATACCCTCACCGACCCCATTGTTCTCGACTGTAAAATGCACCTCCCAACCTGCATCGTCCGCCTTTTTCCAGATGTACCGTAGTATTTTGTATATGTCGCCTGTTGCGCTGATATTGGAGCGAAACTCCATCATCTGCTCAAGAGTTGGATACTCAACTACTGTCACTACTGTATAGTCCCCACCCAAACCCTTACTTGGGTCACAAGTAACAATACACTGCTTGTTATACTCCTTCGTTGGTGGAGGATTGTTGTATTGTTCAGCGTAGCTATAGTTGTTAAGATTTGTATCACGATTAATAGGAAGGGCACGCGCTTGGTAATCTTTTTCGAAATTCTTCCAAATTTTGATTCCGTGATTTGTATCGATGGGTTCCATTGATTTCAGCGTCTGTGCAAAAATACTGGAGATCAGGAGTGGTTCAGATGATAAAAAACGGCACTCAAACTCCTGTTGCCACACCAACAAGCCATTCTTGGATATTTCACGCTCTTTAAACGCTTCGCCACGCCCTGGTACTTGATTCCACTCAATGGCATGCGACACAAACCCATTTGTGCCAGCCTCGGCACCTCGCCACAGTGTAGCAAACAGATCTGCATCACCGTTTGGTGTAGATGTGATGAATAGCTTACCACCAGTCGCCAGAGTAGGTGAAATCGAAGCCCACATCAACTCCTGAACTCTAGGTGGCACGAACCCAACCTCATCCAGATATAGGATCGAAAAAGAACCACCTCGACCAGTCGTCTCGCTAGTAGCATCACTTTCAATTCGACATCCATTATCAAACTTCAAACTCAGTGCATTCCACCCATCATCCTTAACCCCTGGCTTCAACCACATTGGCAGGTGCTCGTACATGTACTTGATACGAGTAATCATGGCTCGTGAGTTTTTGTGCTTATTACTCGCGATTAGTACAGTCTTGTCCTTGCGGAAAATAGAGAACCAAAACAAATATGCGCAACTGCTCTCAGAATTGTGTGTGAGTATTAACTCAGTCCCAGCACAAAATAGATGATCATGAGCAGCAACAGAAATACACTTAGACTGGAAGTTTGTTCCTAGCTCTGTTATACCAACTATTGTCCTACTGTTGGAATACCTAGCACGAGGGGCACTAATTCGCTGGCGGCGCAACTTGTGTGGAATCCTGAACGCATCAAATTGATCTCGTGTGATAATAAAGGATAGTCTGGTGCTGTTTGTCTGCTCGAATTCCTTAGTACTGACCTTAATGCCCAAACTTTCTATTAGTTGTTTGACGTCTGATATTAGAGTTGTGTTTTTTCTGGTTAACTGAATTGCTAGTTCAGAACCAGTGGAATTGATAAACCCATCTGTGTCCATTAATCCTTGTAGTAGCGCAATCCTATCAGAAATATGTGCCTGCTTATAACTATCTGGAATACATTTGCTTTTTACGCTCCCTGGCTTTGCCTCCTGGCGTACACCCAACAAACCAAGCTTTTGGTAGAAGCTTGAGTTTTGTATCAAGTATGATCGGCAGTTTTTACCAATTTGAACTGATGATGGTACGACTTTAAATATGAAACCTTGATTTTGAAAGTGATTCGTGTGTTCGTCGTGGCACGTAAAGTATGCGTTTCTGGAGTGACCATCTCCTAACCACGCTCCCAATAGATAAGGCTCGATCAACAAATCTGATTTTGAGAATTCGATTGGTTTGACTGTAGGTATGTAATATGCGTACTCGGTATACCCGTTCGACTTCGACTTACACCAGTTACTGTCTAGCAACTCCTTGGTGGTGAGAGTGCATTTTTTATGCTTTAGGAATCGATTATATACAGTCCACTTGTGGGTTTCACTAGCGCGTATGACACTACCATCGTTAAATCTAACTTCATACATATTAGGCTCAGTGAATGTGGGAGATTCGTCAATTACTAGAGTAGGTTTACCATCACTACCATACACGTAATCGCCAGGGTGGACATCGCCCATCCGCTTAAAGCCACTTGGTGTGAGTATTGGAGTTTCGATACACAAGTCCTTACCAGATTGCCGCGACCACTTAACAATCACATCCTTGTTGGTGTGATATTCATCAACAAGCTCTTTTTGGTAGTCGTACATCACGAATAGAGTCTGACCTCTCACGGGGTGACTGACATACACGTAATTTTCAATAAAGTACAGCGGGTCATTGAAGCACTTAGTGTATTCGATTACCTGAGCCTCAGTCAGGTCTGAAGCCTCGCCTGCTTTTTTAATTAGTGGATTTTTTGTAGCCAACAGCCGCCCCTTTGAGTGTAAATAGTACTATTATTTACGACCCACATTTTCCGTGTATTCTCACCACATTCAATGGCAACACTAACACACGAAACATTTTTAGATAATACTAGACAACTCCACGACGGCACACAGCCCACTGATGCCATCACTGTATTACTACACTTAACAATTGTGGGTGCAACCCATGAGCCAATCAATCAAACACCTGCAGAGCACATTCATGGAAACCAGGGCTGTCCTCGGTGGGCAACTGTATCAAAGTCTAAGAAATCTCAGACGAAGTGGACACTAGATACCTTCTTAAAAAAAGCACACACAACTCATGGTAACAAGTATGAGTATTCTACAGTTAAGTGGACGGAGTCCGACAGCTCAAAAACACGCGTTACAATCAACTGTCCAGTTCATGGAGAATTCACACAAACGGCAGCAAATCACGTCGGCGGAAACGGTTGTCCAAGGTGTTCGGTAACAGGCGCGCTGTCCAGCGCGGATTTTATTGAAAGCACCACTCGTGTGCATGGTGATGTGTATGACTATACCCGAGTACTACACGAATGGACACTAACTACAAAGACAGACTCTAAGGTGATGATCACTTGTAGAACCCACGGAGATTTCTACCAAAAAATTGCCAACCACATCCACCTCAAGAATGGTTGTCCGAAGTGTGCCAAAACTTCTCGAACCACTCAACAGGGGTTTCTCACAAAAGCTCGCACGATACACGGTGACCGATATGATTACTCTAGTGTCGAGTGGTCGGAACAAACTAACGTTAACAGTAAAATTACAATCACTTGCATGATGCACGGACTATTCACACAAAACATCCGTAACCACATTGTCGGTAAGAATGGGTGCCCGACTTGTGCAGGTAAGACCAAACTAACAAGTCAAGTATTTGTTACCAGAGCTCGTGAGATACATGGCACCAAGTATGATTATTCACGTGTAGTCATCGGTGAAGAGTTCTTCATGAATAATACAAAACTCATTATCGGTTGTGAGAAGCACGGTGATTTCACCCAAACCGCAGCCAAACATATAAATGCTAGGACTGGGTGTCCTGGGTGCAAAGCTAGTAAAGGTGAGGCTGCAGTTCAGATGTGGTTAGATGCTCATAGCATCGCGTACACACCTCAGAAAATGTTCGATGGTTGCATCAACACTCTCACTGGGCGTAAGCTAAAGTATGACTTTTATGTACCTGAACACAATACGTGTATTGAATTCCACGGCCAACAGCACTATCAAGCAATATTGATTGGCAATAATGACCAGGTTAACTGGACACAACAACAGCACACGCGTGCTCAAGTTGTATTTGAAGAACAACGCCACCGAGATCGAGTGAAGGTGCAATATTGTGTTGATAATGACATCAAGATGTTGGTAATTGCATATACTGAAATCAAACAAGTTGATGTGTTGTTGACTAATTTTTTCTGTTTGGGTTTAGATGTGTCGTTAAAATCTGGAGTTCATTAAGTATGTTATATTAGCACCAACTACACATTTGATGGGTAGTTCAGAATTGCAATTGCTTGGTCAGGTCTCGTGGTCTCATAAAGCACATCTCCATAACACCACAGAACTCTGTGGTGTAAACGAGTATGTACATATCTAGAGTTGAATGTTATAAATAGGGGAATACACAGGAGAAAAACAATGGCTCGACTTTTAGATGTTGGTGGTGTACCCGAATTAGGTACAGCTTTCTTGCAGCCCAAACAGCAAAACAAATGGAGAATCCAATTTTTTGGAATTGGAGAACTGCCGACAAGCCAAAACTTATCGTTGCAGTGCAAAAAAGTCGATCGTCCTGATTTGACTTTTGATAGTCACACATTGCATAGATACAACTCTCGTGCTAACTATCTCGGCAAACATAAGTTTGGTGACCTTCAAGCAACATTCGATGATGACATCGGATCTAGCGCAAGTCGTGTTATCCAAGCTCAGTTGCAACGTCAACAACACTTGATTGGTGCAGAAGGTCCATACTTGGCTGCTTCTCAAGAAGGCTCGATGTACAAGTTTGCGACTGTACTAGATTTGTTGAATGGCAATGATGTCGTGTTAGAAACATGGACATACGAAGGTTGCCAAATAACATCATACAAGACCAGTGGACTTGACTATGCTAACAGTGATGGTTTGACTATTGATTTGACAATCCAAATCGATCACGCATTCCAGACATTTGCTGATAACATTAAGCCTGGTGTGATGTTAGGTGGCGTTGGCCCTTACTAATTCTCAGTAATGTAAAAATCTGCCTTCGGGCAGATTTTTTTGCACTTTCAGTCGATCAATTTGCGAAATGTTATTGTAAATGACGCGAGTAGTACCCAAAATGGAACTGATTGATACTGTTAATGTGACTCACCGCCCGTTTTTGGTCCTGCTCAATATAAATAACGCATACACACAACAAATAATATTGCATCATGAACGAACAACAACTCCGCCTGGCCAGAATGGCCGGCATTACACTAAAAGAATCTGACTACTCTGAAGAGCCTGAGATGTCACCTGAGCAAGTTGATGGTGAACTTGAACAAACTCCAGCTGAGCGACTAGCCGCAGCCCTCGCGAGTATTCCAGATGTAGACAGCATTGAAGGTTGTGAAGGTGAGATTGAAGCCCTTATTACAGCCGCAGAAGCACTCAGTGCAGCATGTGCTCCTGTCGATCAAGAGCAGGAACAAGAATCTGATGAGTTAACAGAGGGCGCATCATCGTCGTACATGTTCTCCAAAAAATCGAAAGAACTCTTTGATATCGACGAAGATACGTACATTGAGGTGAAAGCAGAATCTCCAATTCAAGCTGTAATCAAAGCGAAAGAGCTATTCAAGAAAGATGGGTATACTGGTAAAATTCACCTGGTTAGCTAATACTAACAGCATCCACAACTAAATAACCCCACACACAATGTGGGGTTTCCTTTTGGCTTCAAAATATCACCAAGGTCGCTACCGACCTCTCAATCCCAGTAAATTCGAAGGTGATCTGAACAACATTATCTTCCGAAGTTCGTGGGAGTTACGGTGCCTACAGTTCTTTGACAATAATCCTGGCATCACCAAGGTGCTATCTGAAGAAATTAAAATCCCATACTGGAATCCAGTAAAGAACAAACCTGCGAACTATTATCCTGATTTCTATATAGAGATCACCGACTCAACAGGGGCTCTTCAACGAAGGTTGCTTGAGATCAAACCTAAAAGTCAAGTAAATGAGCAGAAGAAAGAAAGCACTTACGCGCAGCTCACCCGTGCTGTCAATTACGCTAAGTGGCAATCCGCCCAGAAGTGGTGTGACGAGAGAGGGATTCGATTTCAGATAATAACTGAAGATCAAATATTCGGTGCACCTGTCAAAAAAGCTAAATAAGCTAAATAAGCTACAATCTTAGAAACCTCATGTCACTCTTAACACAAATCCTCCGAGAAATGGCTACTACCAACGAGTCTGCCGCATACGCCAAACAATTGGTTCGTGGTGAAAAATATGGCCCAGGCATTCTCAACAAATTAGATCGCTGGTTTATGGATGCAATGTTCACTAAACACAAAGACAGGTTTATTCCTACTGATGCGGCACTCAAGCAGTTAAAGCAAGCTGGTTTTAGTGATGATCAGATCTCGATAATCAGGGATGCAGCTATTTCAGCTAGTTATGTTGCTTTGGATAGGATGATAGCAAAATATCCAGAAAGAGTACCTACTAAGTATGTTTCTCGTACGAATTCCACAGCATTCCAACTCGGTGATTTGTATCTCAATGTGTCTGAGGAACTGCATGATGAATATTTGGAGCTGATGCAGAAGTTATTCGACTCAAAGCTAGACAAGCAGGCTGCTCACTTAGATATCACACCTATTGAGAAATGATTGCATTAATTTAATTAACTACCAACACATAATGTATCTCTTCCAAACTACACTACACGAATACGCACAAAGCTTGAGTGAGTCTACCATAGACCACGGACCAACAACCGGTGGGTACTGGTCTAATCTTAGATGGGTAAAGCACCGATCGGGTGTGGGAATGCCAGAAGTAACTTTATTTGGTGGGCCAGAAGGAGATACAACTGGCCATGCCTACAGAGCAGTGTTTATTAAGTATACAGACGGTCTAGATCCTAATATTCAGTTCTCGCGAACTGGCGTTCATAATCCCGATCGTGGTTCCTCGACCGTGAGATTCGGAACAAACACCAAAGATTTTACCTCACCAACAGAAATCAACCCATACCTACAATCCATCGGTCTGCCAGAACTATCCACATCTGACTTAAATTATATTACTAAGGATGCAGACAGATATCACATCCCTGTGCAGTACGAGCACAGTACCCGCGGAACGACGGTAGCATTTCCCAAAGAATTCTTTGCCTCAATTAAAGCTGACTCGAATGATGCTCAATCGTTCGTATTTGCTGCAACCCGCGCAATGAAGAAAAAACTTGACTTCATCCCTTCTCGCCCGAGCCCCACTATATCAACTGCCTTAACAAAACTGTTTAACGATATGTAACACACACGCGAGAGTGATACTAACTGCCTGTGTGGTGTGTGAAATGAAGTAAATACAGAACTTCTTGATGGCACATACAATGGCAGCACTATTCTCCACAATCATATCCAATATTACACCACTCGAGGAATCCGATTCCTCAAATACATTGAGTCAACTGAGTGACAGATTTTCGGATTCGCGACAAAGCTTGGTTGATGCTCGGACAACAACCTTCAAAGTATTCACCCCTGCCCCAACACTTGCTGTCGCAAACTCATACACTCACGAAGAATTTTCCGCTCTGATAACCAAAGAGTTTGTACCAATCATTAATCAGAATATAACCTCTGCATATCAGTCACACACTATCAGCAAATTCAAAAACATATACGCTACGGTTGCCTTGAATCCTCAGACTGATTGGGAAACTGCTCGTAGTGTATTGCAGAGCTTATACACTACGTGGTGTAGTGTGTTACAACCTGCATAATAAGTACATCTAACTTTACTAACTATCAAAGTCCATAACAAATGAGCAAACTATTAAACATCCTTGCGGAAATCGATCGCAGAGTATTTCGTGTTGGGTCTGAACTCCACATTTCGGGTGGTGAAATTGGCGTCATGGTCAATCAAACACCCGACAACTTTGAAAAAGCTGGTGAACCATTTTCTCGCTCTACCGCAAAGATTGTATACAAAGTGACACAATCCAAAGACCGTGCGCGAATCGGCACACTTCAGGTGCAATATGAGTCGAGAATCTATCTAAAAGAGTCAACGACATCCGCCTACAGAGATCTATTCTCTGAGCTTGATGATGAAATTCGTCTAAGGGGGTATCGATTAGAAAAGTCAGGATATCCTGTCACACAATCTCACTATACTTGGTGGGTTGAAGAGTTTTTCCGAAATTCGTCTGTCGTACCAGTTAGCATGGTACCGCAGATGATTCGACAGTTCGTGGGAGAATATCCTCTGTCGATGTATACCACGGATGTGGTTGAGAACGCTAATCCTTCCGTGCACGTGGGAAACGAGGAAAGTGATTTGTTCACAAAAGTGTACGCTCGAGTTTGGGATGGCAAATATCAGGCACTCAATCAATACCGCTCAGCAGTGACTGATGCGATCAATCGTGCATCAGGGTACGGCGGAGATTTAGACATGGCTGAATTGGTTGATTTATACATCAAGCAATACCCATTTGTAGTTGCTGAAGCACGCAGTGAGAATACGCGATCACTGACATCACTAATCGCTCAAGCTCAAGATAGTATAATCGACATTATTCCACGCCCATCTGTATCGAGTGATATCAAGCAGTCGCTGAGATCTACACTAGGTAAACTGGATGCAGCATTTGCGCTCGCATCTCGGATAACGGAAGATGATATGAGTAGTGACGGTGATGAGTATATCGACGAAGATGATGAAGTTGTTGCAGAGCCTACTGAACAGTCTACCTCACATCCACTACGTGACTTGGCTCAACCAGAAGAACCAACACTGAATCTAGATTGGCTCAGCAACTTCGACATCAAGGAAGTGAAGAATGCAATTGATGAGATCGTCAGCTTTCTGGCTTCGTGTGATGATGACACTCAGATAGAGCTTTTGCGCAACGACATCCGCATACTCGACAATCTCGCCACTGCACTCAAGTCGAGAGAATCGGTCGATCAACACTGGGAAATTGCAACTCAGCAAGGGTCGCATGAGCATTTGCATCCAGAATTCGTAGCCAAGATGAATTCGACCCTTGACACAAATATCGTTCGTGAAGCTCATGATAAAAAGAAAGCTGCTACTTTTAGTGATCACAAAGAATGGACAGATGCAGCAACTGCTCGTGAAATGGATATCAAACCAGGTAAGGGTGGATTTGAGGGTGCGTATTGCGGCACCTCAGGTAAACTGATGGGCATGTGGAAAAACGACAAGGGTTGGATTGCCCCTGTCGTAAAAGAAGGACTGGATACCACACCTTCCAAAATTGCTGATGAGGCTGATGATAACGGCATTGTAATCAAGGCTGGTGATGATATTGTCTGGTCAGATCGAAAAGACTCTCCAACAAAACGCGTGGGAACTGTCCTCGCCGACCCAAAGTATACTGGTGGGTTGAAAGTTGGCGGGCGTTCACTAAAAAACATCTGCGACGATGCTTGGATGATCAGAGTAGTGAAATGAATATATCCCACCCACTAGAGAATGTGTTTGACTTGGACTCGGGCACAACTCTTGCCACACAACCCTCAGTACAACTTCCAGTTGTTCCAGTAGCCCCAGCTGCTAACTACGATGAGAAGGACAAGTCTATTGAGGAGCAACTGCAAGAGGTGCAACACCAAGCAATGGAGTTAGCAGTAGCAATGAAGCTCAACATTGAGTATGCAGAGCCACGCTCACAAGCTCGACTGGGTGAGGTGTCTATCCAAGCACTCAATACAGCTCTTGACGCAATCAAACAAAAGGCTGATATCAAGAAGCACAAGGACAAGATGAGTACTACTGGTGGGCTAGATTCTTTCAGTAATACAGTAAACAATACAATGATCGTTGATAGAGCAGCGCTCCTCGATAGATTGTTAGCCAATCAATAATATAGGACAACTAAAGTCGTGTACTGCTCCAATATAGCTGCATAACTTACCGGATCAACGATGATTAGCACCCCAATCACCACTTTTCCTGCCAACACTATAAATAATACTAAATATAGTCGTTAACCATATACAAAGGATAAATTATGTCTGTAGAAGTACTAAAGAGTTTGTTTGAAAGCGAACTTCTCACTGACGATACTAAGGTATCAATTAAAGAAGCATTTGAGCAAGTAATTACTGAAGCTAAAGAAACTGCTTACGTGGAAGTAACACAAGAGTTAACAGAAAAGTTTGCTAAAGAATATGTTGCTGATCGCGATACGCTAATCGAATCAGTGGACCAATTAGTAACTGCCGCATTGACTAAGCACATCACTGAACACAAAGCGGATCTGGAATCCTTCCGTGATTTGGAAGCAGAATCAGCAACACGCTTGGTTGAAGCAAAGGAAGAACTTGCTGTCACTGTGAAGGAAGACTTCAAAGCATTGATTGAAAAATTGGATTCATTCCTTGATATTGCGATCACAGAAGAGTTTGAAGAGATCAAGGCTGATTTGGTTGAATCTCAACGCAACGCACTCGGTGCTAAGTTGTTCGAAGGTTTCCGCTCTGAATTTGAACAATTCTATGTCCAACAGACTGGCATCGCCGGCCAATTGGAAAAACTAACATCTGCACTCCAAGAGTCACAAGCAGAAAATGCAGCACTGAAGAAGTCTCTGAATGAGTCTCAGCGTGCAGCAAAAATGTCAACAATTTTATCATCACTTGGCGGAAAGCCAAAACAAGTGATGGAAACTATTCTCGCAACTGTCGCTACAGACAAATTGCAGGAAACATACGATCGATACATCGACCGTGTAATCACAGAGGGCGCAGCATCTGCTCGTTCACTGGTGGGAAGCGAAGAAACAGAAAAGGAAACTCAAGTACTGTCTGAATCTAAGGTAGATCCCCGTAAGCTGGAACTGAAATCTGGTGATACTCAACGCAGTACCAAGCGTATTGTTAATGAGTCTATCTCAGGTCTATCAGACGAAGAAAAACGTCGCTTGCTCGCAAGCGCGGGTCTAATTTAATATTCAGAAAGGAAAATTGACCATGAATTTACTAGAAAACTGGAGCGAAGCCAAGTCCACCCTCCTGACCGGTTTGACCGGCGATACACGCTCAGCAGTTGCGCAACTGTTGGAAAACCAAAAACAAAGCATGACTGAGTCTGCTTCGGGCGGTTCTACACAAGCATCTGACATTGCTGGCTTCCGCAACATCCTGTTGCCAATGGTTCGCCGTGTGATCCCAGGTACAATTGCAACCCAATTGGTTGGTGTTCAAGCGATGAAGGCCCCTGTGTCTGTTGTGTATAGCATGCGCTACAAGTACAACGAAACAGTCGGCGCTCCAAGCACTGTTAATGCAGGCGATGAAATGTTCGGCAATGCTGAGCCAATCCGCCGCTACTACTCTGGTGATACTGACGCATCTTCTGTTGCACCAGGTGCATCAGGCTTTGGCGCCGTAAATGAGGCAAACATCAGCGGTGCTCCTACAGGTAGCGCATTCGGTGCAAACACTGGCTTCTCAAGCTTGGATGGTTGTACTACAGGTGGTTCTGGTGGTCGTATCGAAGGTTCTGGTGGCCGTAAGGTTTCATTGGAAGTCGTGTCTCAAGCCATCGAAGCAAAATCACGCCGCTTGCAAACGAGCTGGACTATCGAAGCAATGCAAGATATGAACAGCCAACACGGTATGAACATCGAGACTGAGATGACTGCTGGTATGTCTGCAGAAATTATCTCTGAAATCGACAATGAAGTGATTAGCGATCTGTTGGCACTTGCTGGCACAACCGCAACATGGAACGGCGCACTTGCTGCTTCTCCATACACACCAACATTTGCCGGCGATCGCTTTGCAGCTCTTGGTACAATCATCAACGCAGTTGCAAACGAGATTGGTCGTAAGACACGTCGCGGTACTGGTAACTTTATCGTTGTGTCACCAATGATTTTGTCAGTGTTGCAAAGCGCTTCTAAGTCGGTGTTCGCACCTGCTGTTGAAGGTTCATTCAAGGGCCCTAACAACACTATGTTGGCAGGTACATTGAATGGTTCTATCAAAGTATACACATACTTGTGGAACCAAGCATCTTCTACAACTTTCGGTGGATCTGGTGATGATGAGATCTTGGTCGGTTTCAAAGGTGGTGAGGGTCAACAAGACGCTGGTTACTTCTACTGCCCATACATTCCATTGATGAGCACTGGTGTGGTTATGAACCCTGTTACATACCAACCATCTATGTCTTTGCTGACACGTTACGCAAAAGCAACGTTCACCAGCACAGCAACATCTCTTGGTAATTCAAGCGACTACTACGGCAAGATTGTAGTGAATGGGTTGAACTTCGCATAATCCATAATGCACCAAAAAGCCCGCATTCAATGCGGGCTTTTTTTTACCATGAGGAAAGTCTGTAGATTAGTAGGACATTGAGATCGTAGTGACCACCATCATAAATATACCATAATCTCACATACAAACCCACAAAGCTGCCATCCAACTTATCATGCAACCTACGCCCCCAACCCCATACGCTACATCTCTGTTAGAGAAGAACCAGATTCAACTGTTAGAGCCATTTAAGGGAGCCAAAGCACACCATCAAATGAAATGTGTCGTGTGCAATCACGTGTGGTCTGCGACACCGCTATCCAAGAGACAGGCATTTAAGAAGAATGGAGTCTCGGGGTGCCCTAACTGCCACAACCAACGGAGACTAGCCGCAGTCCACAGTGTGCAAACACCAATATTGGATATGTGGGCAAGGGAAGGGTTAGAAGTGCTTAGTCCTTTCACAGGTCTTAGGCAAACAACCCACAAGTTGTGGTTCTATAACAACAAGTGTGGCCATAAGTTTGAAACTTACCCAGGAAATTTGATAAACCTGAACTCAGTATGCATTGTCTGTGGTATACACGACCGCACTTCGGGTGTGACAGCGTGGTCGAAAACTAATTCAACCAAGTGGAGAGAGACAGCACCCGCATGGCGATCGTACAAAGCAATGGTATCTGCACTGACCGAAGAGACGTACCGAAATTTCAAACACATCATAAACCCCAACAACCTGCCACGTGGCAGGGCGGGCGTCCAGGGTGCATATCACTTAGACCACTTTGTCCCCACGAGATACTGCTTCGACAATAACATCCCCCCAGAAGTGTGTGCTGATGCGTCGAATTTGCAGATGTTGGGGTGGAGAGAAAATGTAGGATCTCGCCACAATATTAAAGGTGTGATTCCCCCACTATTTTTCAAATATATTTCAGCAAATTCGAAAATTGAATACTTCGCTGATGTCCTACAGGGCATTTTCCCGACAGGACAAAAGTTTATCAGGGTGGGAGAAGTTGTAGTGACATTTTTTGACCCCTTATCAAACCGCGCGTTGGTTGTACTATCAATTCAAGACAAAAGATCTAATCGGCGCAATGCATTAGTAACTTCAAGAGCACTAGCAGACGCAGGTGTTAAGTATACGATACTATTTGAGGATGAATTTAACAACATCAATCTACTATCTGCAAAGTTAAAGCACTATACTCAATTAGGAACTCCCAACAGGATTCATGCTAGACAGTGTACGATTCGAGAGTGTATCCCTGCCGAGAAAAAGCAATTGTTAGATAGTAACCACATACAGGGGAATGATACGTGTTCAATATCACTGGGAGCATACTTTGAAACTACGTTGGTTGCGGTGATGACATTCTCCACCCCACGGGTCGCTCTTGGGCAAAAGAATAAATCCTCAACCGATAAGCAAGGTGTGTGGGAATTAAGTAGATTCTGTACTGATGTTAAGTACCGTATCCCTGGAATTGCATCCAAGTTACTGACTCACTTCAAGCGAACCCAACCTGATTGGCGGCAGATATACAGCTTTGCTGATAAGAGGTGGAGTGTGGGTAACATGTATACCATACTTGGATTCAAACTAACAGTAGACAATCCACCATCTTATTTCTACGTAGTTGACGGTGTTCGTAAGCACAGGTGGAACTATCGTAAGGACAATCTCAAAAAGATCCTTCCTCAGTTCGACCCCAAACTAACGGAGTATGCTAATATGGAATTGCATGGGTTCTGGAGAGTCTGGGATTGTGGGACATTAAAATTTGAAGTGAACCGAGCTGACCTAAGCTGTGACTCACCTGTGTAGCAACCAGAGCAATAAACCGCATAGAATAATTTATCAGACAATTCTGACAACAAGGAGATTTTATGAATTTACAACCACTCCACGATTTCGTGGTGATTAAAAAACAGGCACAGGTAACTGAGACAGCATCGGGTATTGTGTTGGTATCCAAAGCTGAGAGTGATACAGAAGTCGGGACAGTAGTGGCTGTCGGCCCAGGTACCTTCATTGGCGATAGATTTGATCCAATGGTATTATCAGTCGGGAATAGAGTGATGTTCAACCGCAAAAGTGGTCAGGAAATCGAGCACGAAAAAACAAAATATCTATTCTTGAAGCAACGTGATATTATGGGTGTTGTGCAACCACCTGTATCACGTGACGCAGGTCAACCTTAAAGAGCTGCTCGAAGTCGGTCCCACATACTGGGCGAAATCATAACACACTTACCAGATACCCAGACTTCACGATCTTGTGTCATGAGTGCTCTTGGTAGTGTGGCTGTAGTGTACTTTTTTAATTGAAGTGATTCGGGTGAGTATAGGTTCCCAACCCACCACTTAACATCCGATGTGGTCTGGAGTTGAGTGTGGAGCTGCTGGTTCAAAAAGCTCAAATCACTGTCTGATAACTTGTCGAGATCTGAGTACTCCTCACAACCCACCTTCTTGAACACTGAATTCAAATCATCAACCATGTAATTCCGGGTAAAGCTACGTACAGGTGTAGCCCATAAGTCGTGGTATGGACATACCCCAATCTGAACTCCATTGAAGGGGATTAGAATCCACACATCTCGGAAGTTGCCAAAGGCACTTGCTGTACCTCGATTGGTAGATCCAATAAAGCTTCTAGAACGCTTTGGCCAACCAGCCCAACTAGGGATTGCATCAAATACAGATGTATAGAAGTTTGTGGTGTTTTTAGATTTTCTTACAGTTTCACTGGGGTCCACGTATAAAAAGCCTGCTTCTGACGTCAACTGCTTATCCCCTCTGTAGATTGGGGTGTTACTTGTCAACATCCACAGCGCATCAGAACAGTGTGCTCTTAACATTTCTACAGCACTAGTATCATCTTGAGTAGTATACTTGGGTGCTGTCTCGAATAAAATTTTTGTGAAAAGATTCATGTGTAGCTGGCAGGGCCCGATTGGCGATCAGCTATTTATCCAACAATATAATCTATGTCAGTGGGATTCACGCAATCATCGGGAATTCGTCAGCTTTCTATTGTTGTATGTTGGTATGTCGAATTCCTGTTCAATTACCTTTCTCAAGTAGGTCCTGCTGGCAGGTAAATCAATAGACTCTGCTATTTGTTTCCATCTGAACTCAGGATTTGCTGTAACCACTGCTCTAATCTTATCCAAGTATTGGTCGTCGGATATCCCAGTCCACCTTCCATTCTTTTCTTTCGGTCGAGAGGCTTTTGATGGATCTTTGACCTTGCGTCCTGTGTTTACGTGGACCAGCTCACCAGTAACTAATCGCTCATCTGTCTTTAGTACTTGGAAACTGTTGCCGTCCTTATCCTTGACATTTATCCTACCTTTAGCCAAGTGACAAAAGCCCTCAGGCAATTCGTCGCACCGGTTGTGTTGTCTGATCTCACCAGTTTCAATATTTCTAATGGACACAGTACTTTTCCACATAGGTTGTAGCTCCCCTGATGTTATCCTAATATCATCGACTGGAACTTGGTAGTAACTTCCCGTAGAATCCCTAACTACTGCTCTCCCTATGCTAGATACATTGGGTCGCCCTCTCCTTTTACTCGGCCCGTACTTTGCTCCTCTATTAAATGGAATATAACTACCAGCTACATACAGAGGGTGATCTATGGGCACAGGTCCGATGTAAATTCCAGTCACTGCACACCTGACGTTTACCGTAGTGTTGATGTATACTCCAGAACCAGATTGCTTATTCAACCAATTGAGTCTACCGGCGGCTCTTAGTCGCTTCAGTACTCTCGATTCCCACTCTCTGCACTTGTTACAATCGCTGAAAACTTTTCGAATTTTGATCACATCTGGCTCGCCGTATTTCAATCGACAATCCTTGACTACTTTAGATGATGTGAAGTATGTAACCCATAGATTATCTGGATTTGCATTTTTTCCGTATTGGCATCCGTAGTACCATCGATCTAATGTTGACCAACCAACCAAATATGTGTAAGATGTGCACATGTTGCTCCTTAGTGTTGCAATTTTTTTATTTATCTTACAGAGTATCGAGAAATCAAAATGACCCGAGTTAACTTAATAGATCCGGTGCTACTAATGGATTGCCATTTATTTTCGGAATTCAGGGAATTGAAGATGGTACCCAAATCCCTAATCAGAAGCCTCCGAGCTTTCGGAGTAGAGCGAGTGTTGGAACGCATGCCTCCCCGGTTCACATTAAACACTGGCCACGTTTCGTGGTTTTATAACAAGGGGCTTTACTTAGCTAACAGGTATGAGAGAATTAAGCGTGAGTTGGATGTTAGGGGTGTCAATTACAACAAAGAGTCACAGTTCGACAGTGATACATTCATTAATGCTGGACTGTACCTAGACTGGACACCAGATCAGCGGGATATCGATATTGTTACCGAACGAATAGATTCTCGAATCTCAGAAAAGCCCCATTGGTATCGCTACCGTGGGGTCAATCTTTGTTGAGTTCTTCATAGTACTCTGGTGAAACAGGGTGTTGCTCACCTGTATCTTCAATCGGTCCCCAGAATTGGATTGGACAGTATGAGTGTTTGAGTCGAACTTTTGCTGGCATAAAGCAACCACACTGGTTGCACATATTCATCGCACTCATGTTGATACAACGCTTGCATGTGTCGAAGCGCTGATCTGCTTGTTGTTGTGTAGCAATGTAACTACTCACCCACTTCATCACAGTACTTCCAAGGTAATGGGGTAGTTGCGAAAATATAACATAGAATTTCTTAGTGAGAATTCACTGCTTGGGAGCTCGGATTGGATAATGGATAACTCAGGCTGCGTCATAACAATTTCGGCAGGTTGGGTGTGATAGTTTGTGTAAAACACATCAAAAGCCCTCAGTATCCCATTAGCCGCATTACCCGCTTCTATTGGATAGTTTGTGGATCTTAACTTCACTCCCCCTCCCTTATTGCCACAGCACGCAGCCTTGGTTGCAAAAATAAATTTCATGTAATAATTATGTATTGGTGTTGTGAGATATTTACCAGGATAGAGCCAGTGCCTATCCTGGTAACGGGGGATAGTATTAGAAACCTTCGCTGGCAATAATCCACTCCTTTACGAATCCACTTCGTACAATATCGTCGTGAGTAAATTTGATGATATCGAAACTGGAAACATGGTGTGCTGTACTAATAGCATAATCAAATCCACTGACTTCAGTACCCTTCTTCGAGTGTAAGTCGTCCTGCCGTGAATCACCGACAAGCATGATCCTAGAGTTCTTACCCAATCGTGTACACACACTATCAATTTCATGTTGAGTCATACTCTGAATTTCATCAACCAAGATGATGCAGTTATCAAAAGTAACTCCACGAATGTAACTTGTTGTGACAAACTCAATCACACCAGCGTCAACCATATCCTCAAATGTAGAAGCTCGCTTGAATAGTTTACTGAAAATTTCCTTATAGGGCGCTTGGTAAATCTCCTCCTTCTCTTCACGAGATCCTGGTAAAAAACCACTCGATCTAGTAGGAACAGCACTTCGAATAATGATCAATCTCTTTTGGTCCGTTTCGGGGTTGAGTACATCATTGATTGCCAAATAGCATCCGACGTAACTTTTTCCCGTACCAGCACTACCGGTTAGCGCCAAGTGAGAATCACCACGCTGGTACCAGCATTGAAATACCTCACGTTGAGTATCCGTTAGTGGAGTGACATCAACACAATCTTTTTCTGTCCATGTTTTCCTCTTGCGTGCAGCATTGAGCTGAGCATCCGTCTCGACAGTGATGAACCGTTCGCGCTTGGTTGAAGAAGCGCTTGCAGTAGACCTGCGTGAAGGTTGAGTAGAACTGAGTTTTCGTGCCATTTTGATCCTTTGTAGAGTTAATGTGAGGCAGTATAAATAGAAGCACGGACCAGTGCGCTTCTATCACCTCACACTACACCTACAGAGTCAAGTTTGGCACTGCTATCTGTGTAACTTTATCAATCTCTTGAGCATCTTTCTTTATTTCAGCACCCTTTTCGTTAACCAAGGTTTGTAATTTTTTATCCAATTTTGCCACCTGTACTATTAGCTCTTGTTGTTTCTCTGCTGGCAATTTAGTAAAGTTGGTGAATAGAGTCGTCAGTATTGACAACTGAGATGGTGATTTTTTGGAAATATTCAACAGTTCAGAAGTAACCGCAGGATCGCTTCCGAGCTTACTAATCATCGTGACTACATCAGCACCACTTAGTTTGAGAGTTGCTCGAAATTTTTCATTCGATACAATCGACAGAGCTGTCACAATACCTGCCATTTGATTTAATACATTCGGCTTAATTAATGCCATTTTCTGCGGACTCTTGACTGTCGCTATGAGAGTGCTCAGGTAGTTGCTATACGATTCAACTAGAGAAGCTTGTGCAATGAGGGCTTGAGTGATGTCTATTAAGCGCATATGTGTGTAAGTGTAATATCCGGCGGTATGGATGTGGAGCACTGCCCATTCTTGGTATTTATGATGTGCGATAAATAGATCATAATAAGAAACCCCTTCATATGGCCGTATCATTCTTCGACACACCCAACGCAATTCGAGTTGAGGGTAACTCTCAGACACTAACATTTACTCGAACATCTGATACCACAGGCACTGTGTGTTGGGCTCCGACCCCGCCAACTCCACGAAATGGCTGTGGCACACCAACAGGACACTACGCTGGTGGCACCCTCGTGGTCAGCACTACCCCCATATCTCAGCAACACAAACCCAAGGATGGGACGTGTTGCTACACAGGAGATACCAATATATCTGACACACTGTTTGCTGGAGATCGTATCGGCGGTGCTAAAGTTGTATGGAGTAGCAACACAGACAATACAACAGGCTGTGTGACGGTCACGGGGTTGGACTCATCCTGTACTGCTTACTATTTTGGATTCTTTGCTATTGACAACATATGCCAATATAACCAGTCTGGCATATACAGCTATTCTGCATCATCCCCACCAGTGCCTGAAATCAAGTGCACTTCAGGGTATCAGTGTATCCAAACATCAGGAGTAACACCATCAGCCCAGTTACCAATTCCACTCCCGACAACAAACACATTTAGTGTCAAGATGAAGGTTGATGATAAGCCCATCGATTTGATGATTAGAGGGTCTGTCTTAACAACTTATCAATCACTGCTCGATGAACTCAATAATAGTTGGAAACGAGTAGCAGTCAATCAATTTGAGCAGGCACAGTTTCCATACTACGGTCAATTCTCGCTAGTAGCCAATAACTGGACTCAATGGGACGGCTCACGTGCTGGCGTAGTCAAACCTATAATTTCCAGTAGCGATCCTACTACGCCTGTTACCGGCGACCTTTGGTTTGACCTAAACACCAATCAGCTGAAAGAGTGGTCAGGTAGTTCGTGGATTTTACCACCTCCTACCAATCCTGTAATCTCATATGCTAGTGATCCTACTATCGCGCAGTGTGATGAATATTGGTTTGATGGTACCACAGCTCACATATTCGATGGAGTTGTGTGGAAGGATGTACCTTCGTATATAAGCGCGGTAGATCCAGCAAGTGCTCCAAATTTGACTTGTACCAACATCTGGCGTCAACCGACCACTGGGTTGTTCCAGAGGTGGAATGATATTTCACACAGTTGGGTTACTACCAACGTACTAACATCCTCTCTAGATCCATTGGCACTGACCGGCGGAACATTGTGGTACGATCCGATGACGATGGTTGCCTCGAGCTGGAACGGCCTATCTTGGGTTAATGTGGGAGCAACCATCAGTGTGACTGCTCCAGTAAATCCAACCCCTGATCAATATTGGGTAAATCCACTCACGCGAGTGGTACAGCAATATAACGTACTCACATCAACTTGGGCAATCCTAGCAGCACTGGTGTATCACAAAAGCCCAACAACCCCAACAGTTGGTGAGATTTGGTACAATTCCGCTACCACAAGAATATACGAATGGGACGGTGGGGCTTGGGTTGAGTTCACCGCTGGTTTATTCAATCAAATACAAGATCCCGCGGCTCGGCCTGAACTGCAACAAGGAGCACTCTGGTACAACTCAACACTCGGACTATGGTTCACTTTGGTTGGGTCAACTCCATCCTGTAGTTGGGTGGGTGTAAGTGTTATCCAAAGTTTAATTCGCCCAAGCACTCTAACGTCAGGATACTGGTTCAACACCACTACTCGGTTATGGTATCGCCGTAACGGCGCGGTGTGGACTGCTGTATTCCCTACGACGTCAATTGTTGATCCGACTACCCCACTATTAGGATCTACCTGGTATGACGGAACTACACTCTGGCAGTGGGACGCCACATCTAACTGGGTAGCTATTCCGTTCTCGATAACTCCTGTTAATCTGCCAGTAGGAACTCGGTGGCTAAACACCACAACAGGAGCACTGATGATCTGGTCCGGTACGGAGTGGCAAGCGGTTACTCCACCGTTCATCGCAGCTTGGAATGACATCAACAATATCAATGTCGTATCAACATTGTGTGGTGAACCTTCGATGGTAGAATTCATCAGTTCTTCACTGCTATTCACTGATCTAGGATTTACGACTGGTACACCCATTTTGGGGCTCGATGGGTATAGTGGCCGCCCACTTACAGAAGAGATCGGCGTTGGCACAGACGGTAGCGCAGATGAGCGCCGTAAGGTAATCCATAATTTATACACAAGACTTGGTGCGCCAATCACGAACGTAGAGCTGTCGCGAGATCAGATGGACCTTGCTGTACAAAAGGGATTGGACTATATTCGACGCGACTCTGGTGCGGGTAACGCGCGTGCGTACTTTTTTCTTGACCTCAAAGCAGGACAACAAAAATACATCCTAACAAGCCGGGCCGTTGGCTTCAACACAATTGTTGATGTCCTCAACATATATCGAACACGTGGGAGCCTTGCAGCAGTATCTTCTCCGACAGAAGAGGGTGGTGATTTGTATGGACAACAAATGATTCAGTCTTTGTATTCAGCAGGAACATTTGACTTGCTCTCGTACCACCTGATGTCTGCTTACCAGTCACTAGTTAATAAACTATTCGTGCGTGAATTTCAATTCCAATGGACGGAACGCAGCCGGTCTCTATCAATTATGCGGTCAATAGGGTACGCTGAGCGGATCCTGATAGACGCAGTTATTGAACGGACAGAACAAGACCTCCTTACAGATCGCATGACTAAAAATTGGATTGAGGACTGGGCGCTGAGTGAGGCGATGATAATGTTGGGTAATATGCGTGGTAAATTTAGTTCTTTGGCTGGCGCTGGTGGTAGTATTACACTCAATGCCGAATCATTGAAATCAGAAGCAGTAGCAATGCAAACAGCGCTCATCCAAGAATTGGAAGACTTTGTCGCATCTGATATTGAGACTTGGGGTATCGGTGCAAGTATAACAAAGGGATAAGTGATCATGAGTATATTTTTAGACCCCTCTGTTGAGAAGACCGCTGCGTATACACAGACTGTCACCAACCACACCTCGTCGGAGAGTAACTTCATCCCACGCAACACATGCACGCCGTCGGATGGTTCCTGCGCTGCGCTTCCATATCTAGCAGAAGCGCAAGCTGACACAACTGCAGGTGGGTGCATACTGATAACCGCCGGTGGGCAATTGACGTGCCCCGATACGATAGATTCTAGCTTGTGTTCTCCACTACAACTTCAATCACAAACAGCAGATAATTGCTACATCAACTCTATAGTAAATGAAAATTTGAACATTGGCGGAGCAGACGCCTGTGTATTCAAGATGTTGGGAGTACATCAACAAGGAACATTGGTTGATGTTGCAGGAACTGGCACAGCTATTGCTAGCGATAGCTTACCAAATTACCCAGCTGCAAATGCCTTTGATGAATATGCTGCTGGATGGCAATCGGATTTGTGTGGTGGTGGCATACTCCAGTCGTGGATAGGGTATGACTTTGGGCTGTTAAAGCGAGAAAATTCCCAACTACAATATTACTCAAATGAGGCGACTGCAGAAGTCCGCAAACACATCACAACAATTGCTATCAAGCAAGAAGGTACAGCAGATAACTGGGTCAAGCGAGTTCGCATTGAACGTAGTGATGATGGGATTGTGTGGCGTGGAGTTGACATCATAACACTTCCACAAAACTCTGATCGTAATGTTATATCAATTAAATCAAGTGTTCCAGCTAGAATGTGGCGATTATCTCCTGTTGATGTTACAGGAGTTACCAGATGGAGAGTTGGAACTCTCGAACTGTTCGAATTTATACAAACAGACCTTCGAAACATTCAAGACTCGCCACTATTCCAAGAAAATCGAGATAGGGCATATTGCACAAATCCGATCAAGTTGAAAATTCACTACGATCTAGTTGACATTAACACCGAGTTATCGCGATTTGGAATTGACCTACCTTCGGCTGTATTCACATTTACATCAAACTTCGCTGAGACAGTCAAACAGTTGGGTCGAGGTTTTGTGATTGGTGATGTGCTTGAGATCCCAAGTGAGATTCAGTTTTCTGCTGACATGAAGATCATTCGCAAATACGTCGAAGTGTCCGACGTCAAGTGGTCAACGTCAGGTTACACACCTGGGTGGGTGCCAATGTTCCAGAAGATCGTCGCTCGTCCAATGCTCGCTAGACAAGAGACACTCGACCTGATTGGATCACTCGAGGGAGATCTTGATAAAATTGGTGGCACAGGATTTAACCAAAGTAGTGACACACTATTCTCTACTTTTGCACTCGAAGCTAATGAACGCATCCAGATTGCAGCTGATACTATGACTCCATTATTGGGGCAAGATAATAAAATAATAGCAGAGGAATCTGAGCTTCCGAAGGAACACGTTGACTCCGCTATAGAGAACAATATTAATATAACAAAGTTAACCAATAGCTTTGAAAATCGAAATGCGCACGGCATTTATAAAGATGCAATGCCTCCAGCTGGAACTCCAGCTGAAATGTTTACGGTTGGAGATACGGCTCAGGGCTTTCCTCAATTTGCTGTCAATGGTGCGTATCACCGGGTAACCTATGATTCGGTAAGTAATGATAAAATTCCACCAAAGCTATATAGATATAGTGCGAAGAAAAATCGTTGGATATACATGGAATCAGATGAGCGTGCTGCTCACCAGGTGAATAAGACCAATCTTAAAACATATTATGTCGATGATCAACGCATTGCTCTACAGGACATCAAATGAAATTAGCGACAATACTAGCCGAAGCCGCTGTATTCACGGCCCCAGATTCTTCTAACGGCCGCCGCGCGTCTAATCCTACAATCATCGACCCCGATACAGCATCTCAATTTACAGTATCAATTGAAGCTGATCATGCACTTGAGTTAATCAAGCAACGGTGTTCCGACTCTATTCACAATTCTCCATTGTTTAGAGGATTGCGGAAAGTAACAACTGAGTATTTTGCAAGTGACTCATCTCGGATCGAACGCCGGTCTCTGGACAATCCTAATCATTACACTAAGTTACTATCAGCTGGTGGATTAGATAGTTGGAAAAATTACCCACCTCGGGATCGTAGTACAATCTGCACAACCGCCGATACTGGTGAATCTAATGAGTATGGAGACACGTATGTCGTATTTCCTGAGAATGGTACAAAAATTGGTATATGTCCCTCATATGATTTGTGGGGTAGCTTTAAACCACTCATTCGATCTGCTGGCCAGAATGTCGATGGAGATCTGGCTCATAATTTGATCGACCTATTTGATACGATAGACCCCGCTGGTACTGGGAATGTGACTACTCAGTTGGACCAATCAATTCGTAAATTCTACCCAAATGTCCCGATGTCAGGATCACTGAGAGACTTCCTGGAGAAGTACATGGCGCCAGAATTCAATAACTTTCAGTTAGTCACACCTGCAACAATGCCAACGTTCGAATACACTTCAGAAGTATTCCACCTACATTCTCATGAGGTATGGTTCTCTGGTCGTGCTGTATACGTCCGATATGATATCTGGCAGCAAATTAAGGACCAACTATAATGCAATCCCAACCATACTTCTATAGCCATCAAATTGAACGATACCTGATTCAATTTGCTAATATATTCACAGGCTTTAAAATTAAAGTAGGGACTAATGACGATAAGTTTGTATCCGTTCCCATCATGTATGGCAGCTATGATAAAGTAGTAGCTAGCATTCTTGGTGAGAACACCCAAAATAAACCTATGAGATTGCCGGTGATGTCAACTCACATGACTGGGATATCCCAGGCACCGGAGATGAATAAGGGAATAGGGCAAGAGGATCGATTCTCGTATCTACCAAGTGGTGGTATGCTGCCTGATGATGTAAAAGTCATACACCGCTATATGCCAGTGCCCTACAAAATTACAACAGAAGTTCACTGTTGGGTAAGCAATCAACATCAACAGATGCAACTACTCGAACAGATTTTGATGATATTCGATCCATCACTAACAATCCAGACGTCAGACAATCCATTTGATTGGACTAAGCTAACATTCGTCGAACTGACGGACATAAGCTTGGACGAGGTGGTACCGGCGGGCGGTGATGAAAGAAGTATTGTGATCAAACTGAGTTTTGAGTTTCCTATTTGGATAACTCCACCAGCCAAAAACAAAGACGATTTTATCAAGAAGATATTCATTCGGTTGGATGCCCTTGGTCGTGAGGATGCGGAGTATCTCGACCGCACTGCTGATTCTCAACACATAATAGACTTCCTTGACGGTAAACCGCTGGGGTACATCAAAGCAATAGATGCTGATGACTATTTTTCGGCACCTCCAGCTAGTGATGAGACTACTTTCTAGTCACTGAGTGTGTAAATAACCATACGGAGAAATGTTATGATTACCATGAACCAACAAGAACTCATGCAACACATCAATGAAATAGAAGATATGGCTGCCCGATTGATTGAAGACATGACATCATAATCATTAGAATATATGACTACCTCACAACAAGATAATATCCAACGTCGACTCTCAGAGATCACAAGATCATTGATGGAAGTAGTCAACTCTCGTGCAGCAACCAAAGAATTACTAGCAGAAGTGAGTCACACAATGGCTCAGGCAAATCAAACGCTGGATGAAATTACAGCATCAATTTCAACAAGGTAAAATATATGAATACCCAACAACGCTTAGCGGAATTAGCTGGCATCACCCTCATCACCCTCATCAATGAAGCAGTCGATGTGGATTGGACGAAAGCTAGGCTCGAGGAACAATTGGCAAATATAGCAACGTCACTCGAACAGATCACATTAAAAACAAATCGACTCAGTAGAAGCGCTACTAGCACATCAGATGATACCGCTCGTGCGCGTCACTTGGAGCAACTGCTGCAAAAAACAACAGAAGTATCGAAGATATTAGCTCAGTGCCAACGAAATATTTCTGATGTGCTTAACCGCTAACCTAAATTCAGTGAATCTTCGCGCCGGCACCCGCACTCTTGCCTTGCAATCGTAGTGAAGCCATAACGTCAATTGACCCACGACCGTCGCTATTCAACCCTCGTGGTTGAATACGCACTTCCAACTTGGCACTGATATCTTTGAGTACAGGAACATCATCGACTCCTAGCGATTCGCTAATTAGCCGCTGGAGTGCAGATGGAACTTTTTTGTCTGATTGAATAACCCACATCTCACTGCCCATCATCATAACCAATATTGAATAGTCTGCACCAGCTCTTGGTTTAAATTTGTGTTTGTAGTGAGTCAAAATTTGATCACCGAGTGTACTAGATTCTATATTCGCAAGTTGGAAGTTATCTGTTCCAGCTGCAAATTCCCGCAGCTTAATTTTTCGTTCGGCGTTGTCTTTAATAAAATTCAGAGACCCAGAGCTAATCTTATCTACCTCTGGACCGACATATTTTTTAAGATCAACTAACAAACGCTTGCCGTTATTGATACAAACTTCGCTCTCATTCATCAGCGCCAACAACTCTTGTTTCTCGTTAGAATTTTCAGCTGGTGAAGTAAACTTAGACCCATCGAATATCCAATCGCGCATAGAACCCATCTGAGCAGATCGATTCATCTTATACTCGATGTGTAAATCGACCCGTTTACCGTCGATTTCAATACTCAATCCAAAGTCTGGAAAAGCAACCGCTGAACCAGCTGGTTCAGCAAATGACTTGAATCCCTTTGCTATAAACTTATTAAAGGCAGCTACCTCTTCTGCATTTGCATTACTACCTTCAAAAAGTGCGTGTGTGAACAGTGAAACCATGGTCGTTAATTAGTTGTGTTGGTACTATTTATTGTGCCTGGGCACACTCGACCACAATACTTATTGTATGAATTGCGGTAACTATTGAACGTAACAAACTTGCCGCAACCACTGCATCCTGGTGGTTCGGATACATCATGCACCAAACAATGGACTCGCTCTCTGATTGATTCCTCTGTCCATGGATATAATTCCCGCAGCATATAGAATAATTTTGGAACGTGGACAACTTTTGTATCCCAGTGTGGGTTGATGACAACGGCACTTCCCCGCTTTCTGATTAGAATTTGCTCCGCCAATAATAAGTTTAGTAATTGATCTCTATCGAGTGACATCACACATCGTCCTGCACGCACTAATTAGACGCCACTATTTATGCGATAGTCTATACAAAAATCATGAGGGTATATAAATAATACCGCCCAAACTATAAAGGAATTTTAACATGGCATCTTTGGTATCCCCTGGTGTAATCACGACTCTGACAGATGAGTCGATGTACATCCCTGCCGTAGCAGATACGGTCCCATTGTTCTTTATCGCTACTCAAGAAGATAAATTGCAATCTGACGGCATCAACACAGCCCTCGGTACAGTCGAATCTAATGTCGTCCGTACAATTACCTCTCTCACTCAATCGCTGCAAGTATACGGAATACCATCATTCTTGAAAGCTGCAAACGGTAGCCCACTGCACGGCTCTGCATTGAATGAGTATGGTCTGTATACCCTTAATCGTTACCTAGGAATTGGTGACCTTGCGTACGTAATTCGTGCAAACGTCAATCTCCAAGACAACTACACTGTAATCAGCTCACGCTGGGCTCTGAAAGTAGCAACTGCCGCTGCTGAATTGACTGCCCTATCAGACGCGTACCTTGCATCTTATAACATGCAGAATGGCTACAATGTTGGTGATGTTGGATTCCGCGACACTGTCAGCAATGCAGAATTATTGACATTCACTCAACAAGTGATGCAACCTATATTCTCAGAGAACACATTTGCTCGCGCAGAGTTTGACTTCTATGATGACTCAGCTACTCCTGCACTGACAACCGCTGGCTTTCAAGGAATTGATTTCACTGCCGGTTTGACGACACCAACGCTGCCAACTGGTCTCAACAACAATGCGAGTGTGTACACAGCATCTATTGTTGTAAACGGCGTGCCACGCTTGATTTCGCTGATCGGAGCAAACGCACAAAACTTTACCAACTTGTTGATCCAAGTCAATGCAGACTTAGCTGGAACAGCTAATATTGCAATAGTCGGCGGCAACTTAGTAGTCACAAGTACTGCTGTGGGTTCACTGAGCTCAATTGTAATCAATGATACTAACTTATTCTCTAGCCTGAATGGTTACAATTCACTGGGTGTGCCAATCGCTGGAGCAACTGCTGATACAAGCATTGATGTGTACGCTAATGGCTTCAACCAACCCTATACTACACAGTACATGGGCTACAATGGAGCAATTACAGCATGGGCACTGGCAGGACCAGGTACAGGATCAGTAGCATCAGAATGGACACCAGCAGAAGCGGGCGCATTCTTGATTGATGCTGCTACCGAATACAATCAAACGATTATATTTGCCAACAATACTACACTTGGTGCAACAGATGCTATTAAGCGTGCGTCAATTGTCACCGCACTTCAAGCCGTTGTTAATAGCAATCAAGAAATTCGCTCTGAATTGTTTGAATACAATATCATCATCTGCCCAGGTTTTCCCGAACTCGCTGATGATCTATTGACACTGTGTGAAGACATTGGTGAAGAGGCAATGGTTATCGGTGAAGTTCCTTTCAACTTGACACCTGAGCAAGCGGCTAACTGGGGTAATGCACCAGCAACATCAGCATCGAGCCGTAGAGTGCATCGTCAAATTGCGTATTACTACCCTCACGGCATGGGTACCAATGTAGACGGAGCAGATGTATTTGTGCCAGCTTCAGCAATCGCCCTGCGGACTTACACTTACAACGATGCTAAAGCAGAGTTGTGGTTTGCTCCAGCTGGTGTGCACCGCGGTCAGGTAACAGGTATCACTAGAATTGGTCACGTGACAGGGACACTGGGTGGCCCAACAACATTCGTTGATATTGCTTTGAACAAAGGCCAACGCAATGCACTGTATCAGTACTACACCAATATTAACCCTATCGCAAACATGCCAGGTAGAGGTATGTTAGTGTTTGGCCAAAAGACATCTCAGAGCTATGCATCTGCGCTGGATCGCGTCAACGTTGTTCGGTTGTGTGCTTATATCAGACGTCAGGCACGTAAGCTTGGCTTCAGCTATTTGTTTGAGCCGAATGACCAAATCACACGCAACAACTTCAAGTCAGCTATCGAAGGAATGTTGAAAGACATCCTGGTGAAACGTGGCTTGGTCGATTACATCGTGGTGTGTGACACTAGTAACAACTATGGAATTCGAATCGACAGACATGAGTTGTACTTAGATATTGCAATTAAACCAATGCTGGCCGTAGAATTTATCATTATTCCCGTACACGTTGTTGCGCAAGGTGCTGAGATGATCGTGAATACCTAAGCTGGAGAATGAACGAGAATAGGTGCTCTATTCTCGTTTTAAAAAAGGTGTCTCCGGGAGACACCTTTTTTGTACCCATCCACTCTGCTGATGATGTTGTCAACAACCAGTTCCCCAAATATACTGAGAGATTCAGAATACTCCACACATCCGCGTTATATAACTCCAATGGAACCATCCAAAATTAAATGTGTAATTTGTGGGCATGACGCTCACATCATATCTACAACCCATTTGAAGAAGCACGGTATCAGTGTAGCTGAATATAAGAAGTCGTACCCAACTGCCCCAACAGCATCAGAATCTTTCAAGCAACAATTAGCAGAACGAAATCGAAATCGAAACCGAGAGCTGGTTGGGACAACACGCAGTGATGAAGTTAAAGCAGCAATTGCCGACACCAAAAAACAAAAGTACGCTTCAGGTGAAACAACTCCATGGAATCTAGGAATTGCAAGAACAGAGGAGCAAAAGCAACACCAGGCGATCACAATGCAGCAACAGTTTGCTTCTGGTAGAGTGCACCACATGCTTGACAACCACCACAGTGAAGCTACCAAACAGAAGATAAGTGTGAGCATGAGTGGTAATGTAGTAGGAGAGGCGACTAAACAGAAGATGAGAGAGTCTGCTGCGAAACGGCGGAATTCTGGTATTACTCACCCCAAAGCTCAACATATCCCAGCCGCGGTGATGGATATGTTGAACTCTCGCGATTGGCTATTGGAGCAGCACCACGTTCACAAAAAATCCCTGACACAAATAGCTAAAGAGTGTGGAGTCGACCCATCTCTGGTGGCAAGTCGATGTGGCGAATACAACGTTGAAATTAAGCGGTATCCTGTATCAACTAATGAACGTGAAATTGTGGAATTTTTGGAATCGATAGGAGTGGCTGTCGAGACAAACATAAGAACGATAATTTCACCACACGAACTTGATATATCCATCCCCGAATTCAACGTCGCAATTGAGCACTGTGGATTGTATTGGCACTCATCTACCCACAAACACTCACACTACCACGCAGATAAGCTTGCAAAGTGCACCAACATTGGGGTCAGGTTAATTACGATGTTTGAAGATGAGTGGCAATTCAATAGTGGAGTGGTTAAAGCTAAGTTGGCTCATATTTTGGGTAAGTCTGACAAACTCGCCACCGCCGCTAGAAAATGTTGCGTTGATATCAACGTATCTGCTGTAGAAAAGAAACTGTTCCTACAAACAAATCACATTCAGGGAGATGGCCCTGGTAGCATAAACATTGGACTTCGATCTGATGAGGGTGTACTTGTTGCATTAATGTGTTTTGTTAATAAGGGTTCGGGTGTTGCCCTATTGAACAGGTTCGCCACCTCGTGTAAAGTTCCTGGTGGATTTAGTAAGTTATTGAAAGCGTTTATAACCCAACACTCTAGCTTTAGTCGTATCGAGTCTTTTGCAGATCTAAGATGGAGTACTGGTGATCTCTATCGCAACTCAGGATTCAATCTAGCCACCACAATTCGACCAGACTATTACTGGGTCAAAGGGTTAATGAGAGAGCACAAATTCAACTTTAGGCACGCTAGATTGAGCACCAGGTTTGAAAATTATGACCCAGAACTAACTGAAGTTGAAAATTGTAATAGCAATGGATGGCAGCAATTATATGACTGCGGGAAACAAAAGTGGGTAAAAGTGCTCTGAACACAAAACCTACAATTGCATGTGATGAGGATGTCTCGTCGGTGGTTTGAGCTAGGGGTGATAAATAATATACACCCTAAATCATACCATACTATGCAGCTAATATTTTGCAAATCACACAACCTCACCAGTAAAATAATATCAGCCGCAACTTTCAGTAAATGGTCCCACATTGAATTTTATTTTGGACCAACTGTAATTGGATCCAGTGGGCACTATGGTGGTGTTGCTGAGCACCCCACACAGTGGTTGTTATCCTCACTTGATTATTATGAAATATGTTCAGTTGAAGTCCCACGCGCTGACCTAGCGGAAGAATTCGTCAGGGCACAGTTGGGTAAGAAGTATGACTATTCGGCACTGTATGCTCTACCGTTCATTGATCGTGACTGGAGCACACCCGACAAGTGGTTCTGCTCAGAGTTGGTTGCAGCTGCACTAGAGGTCGGTGGAGTGAATATGTTTAGACGAACCCCAGTGAACCGAGTTACTCCAGCCATGATATACACCTCTCCGCTCCTTACTTAACCTAGATTCTCGGAGGGGTGTAGATAGGATGGAGTCTAATTGTTGACCACAAGTGTGCCCTTAATATATGATATGTCATCTTGACTACATGGTTGGCTGTTGCCAAAAATTTGCCAAGATGCGACATTCTAAATGTTTAACAATACGATCAACTTGTAGAGGAACCCGACTATGAACATCAACCAAATTATGCAGATCTATTCCTGGGACGTCGAATCGATGGAACGACTTGATGTATCTGAACTAGACACAGCACTGGTAACTTCACTGAACACACCTGTCCAGTACATCACAACACTCATATTTGATAGCACTGGTATATGTATATTCAATAATGTCACATCAGAAGTGCTTCTAGTGGTTCTAGTTCAGTGTGGATTTGATGTGTATGCCACCCACACCCACCCGATTGATTACATTCAATCGTATTACGGGAGTGGTTTTAGGATTTGTTCGGAGTCTGAAATATTGGATACACTGTGCCAAATCACTGGTAAGGCTGTAGATGTAATTGTGCCAATAGAGATCTCGCCTGAAGATCTGGCTGCCTTGGACGATCTTGCAGCTCAGAGCAATATCACCAGAAATGATGTTGTAACTAAGGCGCTTATTGCCGCTGTTTCGAGCTACAGTTGATGTGAGATAATGCACCCCGTTGACCTTACTTGAAATTAGGGTATAATGGACTCATCTGTTGAATAGAACTCAGGAAATTAAGATGAAACTTGCTCACCTCATTCAACCAGTCTACGAAGACTGTGTTGTCTTACTGAAAAATCTGCAAAATATGCCTGTTGCTGTAACCCGTGAAACTATCAACCATGGCGAATCGGGTTTGTTTTTCATGCATGTATTGTTAGATAAGATTTCGAAAAATCGCGCATTTAATGATGATCACCCATGCTTCAGCAATGGAACATGGAAACGCTTCTTGCCTTACGACAACCGTGAATATTGCTTTTACTACGTCGATGGGACAAATGACGATCACGTGGACACTTTGCTTCGTGCGGTAAAGAAAAAGCTTCATGAAAACAACCTGCTTTAATAATCCACCAGTCAGAACTCTAAACACGCGTTGACCTTGCTCAAAATTAGGGTATAATAGACTCATGACAACAAAAAACCTCACCTCTCCTACTCCAAACGACATGTTATTGTTGGCTGCATTAGCTCACACTGGGCAAGTTGATAAGGCTGGGGCTCCATACATTCGTCACCCAATAGCTGTGATGAATCTATTGGATTCGAGTGCAGATGATGAACTTCGTTGTATGGCACTGGGGCATGATTTACTCGAAGATACGACTGTAACTGCTGAGGATTTAATCGAATATGGGTTTTCGCGGCGTGTCGTTGATGGAATTATTGGACTGACAAAAGTGCCGGGTGAAAGCCGCCGCAAAAAAATGACCAGATTGACCACATCACCAGATGTTATTCGGGTTAAATTGGCTGACCTACAGCATAATATGGACACGAGTAGATTCCCACTGGATTATGTGCTCACTCCCAAAGATGTTGCACGTCTTACTGAATATGTAAAAATGACGGAAGAATTAACCCTCGCCCTTACTGAAAATAAGTGTTGACTCTAATCAAAATTAGGGCATAATAGGTCCCAAGAGCAAGAAAACCAACAAAGGAAATTAAAAATGAAACATGTAATTTATGGTTGCGAACTAAAATTTGTTGTGGTCAATACTTCTGAGTGCGATTTTGAAGTCTGTGAAGATGGGACTATTAAACGAGAATATGGTGGTGAGTTTACGTTCTCAGGAGTTGACTATTTTGATGATGACTTCATCAATGAAGTCATCGCTTGTGGTTTAAATTGTTTGAATGCCGTTCCACGCAATCACCCGCACCTTTCGTAGGAAATTAAAATGAATAACTCAAATACAACTGTCAAACCAGTACAACTAGAAAAGCAATACGCCATCGCCGCTTTAAAAATCGCTGATTTTGGTGAAAACTGGCTCGAAACGGCAAATCGGGCGTTGGCGCTTCAAGCAACTGCACAACAATATGAGTACGTTACAATCACAGCAGAGCAGGCGCGTGAGCTTGGGGCTGGTGCTGAATATTATCAGCCTGTATCCGATCGATGGATCAAGTGTGATTTGCTTACAAAATTTCCCGTCAGTTTTTCCGACGGTGAGGTTATCAAATACCGAGCCATCAAGCAAACACTGCCGATTGCCAACCAAAAACCCCACCAAGCCGCCCTTCAAGCTGAGTATGCAAAGCAAGTTAAAGATGATACAACTGGATTTTATTTGTGGCAGTTTCAAGCTGGCTATGGTGGTTGGCTGACTTGCAAAAATGCACCTGCATTTTTAAGCGGCTGCAAATATCGCTACACAGACATCTCTTGCTACGTTTCAAAAGACAGTGAGCCAGCTATCAGGATGTTACGCATGGAGGCTCGGGAGTTGCAGTCTAAGCTGGGTGATACGGTTGAGTGGTTCAACCCTGAAAACGACAAAGTAAGTGCGGGGATAGAGCTTGTGTTTAATGAGCAAGGTACTTACACCTACCACAACAAAGCCAGTGAAATCACTCTAGTAGAGCAGCAATATGAAAAAGACTGGTTAAAACTTGACACAGACAAACAGCAAGAAAGCGAATACATCACAGCAAAGCAGGCGCGAGAGCTTGGGGTGGGAAATGCTGAGTGGAGAAGTGGCGGATATTCTGATTGGCAAACTTGCGACGAGGACTTCCAATATTTTTCACTTGGGGTTGAATACCGCGCCATCAAGCAAGCACAGGCTGAAACCATTATCAAACATTTTGGGACTATTCATGAGGAAAATGGAAAGCTCATGTTTACTGACTTCTCGGTAGATGGTTGTGGGTCAACAGATGCCAGCCAGACAGCCATAGCAAAGGCAGCAATTAAACGCATTGAGGCTAGCTTAAAGCAAGCACAGCCAGAGCCAACATCCTCAGAGTATGTAGAAGGGTATGTAGAAGGGTATGTTGAAGGGTTTAATGATGCTTGCAAGCCAAAAACCCAGCCTGAGCCAGTAATAACTGCACTTGAAGAAATCAATAAGCGCATTGATAAAAACCTTGAGGGATTTCACAACGACGAGGCGATTTCTCCTGAACTTGAAGGCTTAGCTGAAAAGGCTATTGCAAAACTAAACTCTGAGCCAGTCGAAACAGAGGAAGAAAGTAATGCGTCGTGGGCTGCAATTGATGCGCCAATCCCACATGCCGACCTTCGCGTTGAGTACATCCGTCAGCGTGATGCTGTGCCTTGCGAGTTGGGGTTTTATTTGTGGGAGCGAAAAGACAAAGGCATGGCAGACTTTGCAAAACTTGGAGTGCCTCCCGCCTTCTACCCTTTTCACGAATACCGCTGCACAGACATAAGCTGCTATGTTTCAAAAGACGGTGAGCCAGCTATCAGGATGCTTAGAACTGAGGCGCAGGCTTTGCAGGCTAAGTTGGGTGATACGGTTGAGTGGAATCTCTTTGGTACTACTTTACAGTGGGAAGGTGAGGTTTTTACCTTTGACGTTGAAAGAACTTACACCTACCGCACCAAAGCCACCATCAAACTGGATGGGCGCATGGTCACGCGAGAGCAGGCAGCGGCTGAGTGGAAGACTAAAAAAGAGACGCATGAGATGTGGTTTCAGTTTGGTAAACTGAGCTGGACAGACGTTATTGGCTTTCCTACGAATCTTATCGATTACTTCATCATTAGTAATGATTGTGAGTACGAACTCCGACCAAAGGCGCTAAAGCAAGTTAGCTGGAGTGATATGCCACAATTTGTGAAAGTTCAACACAAAACAACAAAACAAACATTCGCTTTTTTGGGTGTAGATACGTTCGGTTATTTGGCAGTGTTTCGTAGAGATTGTGATGACTATTCCTACAATCCACCTACAATCCACCTACAATCCACCTACAATCCACCTACAATCCACCTACAATCCACCTACAATCCACCTGCACTTGAACTCGCCCCAACCAATGAGCAGCCTTGGATGTATTGGGGCGGTGGTGAATGTCCTGTGCCAGATGGTTGTACGTTTGAAGTGGTGCACCGAAGTGGCAATGTTCGCAGTCAAAAAGAAGTGACCGACTGGACCCATACTGACCACGCCGGCGACATCATTGCTTACCGAATCACAGGCATAGCTGAAGGCTACAAGATGGAAGGTTCTGTATGACTACGCTATGCATACTTTCAATAGCCTTTGCGTTTCTTGCAGGGGTCAGTGATGATGACTATACACAAATAATTTTTGTATCATTATGCTTGACGTGCTTCATTGCTTTAGTAGCTAACGGAATTTGGGCTTTATGACTACCCGCGCATTTACCGTAGAGGTGACGGGGTGTACAATTTGCCCATACTATCGTGAAGAGTGGGATTCCAGTTTGGCTCAATGTAGCAAAGTTTTTCGTAACCAAGTTACTTTAGTCCGGGAAAACAAAGATGGCATCACTGAATCATGCCCAATGTTCGATAAATCTTTTGTGAAGGATAAGAAGAAATGGCCAACAACGACTTAGCAATAATCATTGAAAGCACTTGGCATTTAATCAATAAGACAGCACCTAACAGTGAAAGCTACCGACCATTAGCAGCGCAATTTAAAGAACTTCTTTTAGAACAACTAAGACGCGCAAAGGAATCCGAATGACACCTACCCCAGAGCAGATAGTAAAATGGCGCGAAGAGTTTGAACTATGGTGCCGTTGGCGCAAAGCCGAGCTTAGGATAAAAGCTGATGGCTCTTATTATTTCGACGTGCCAGAGTTTCAATGGGTCGCCTACCTACGCGCCTGTACTGAACAAAACAAAGAAATTGAAGTGCTAAAAGCGACTATCACAGATCTCACTCCACTTGCTAAATTTGGTGCTGAGGTCGCGCATCACGTAGATGGGCTAGGGGCAATATCAACGAAGGTTGTTTGGAGCATCGCTGAGCGATTCGGCGTTCTCACGGATGATGGTAGTGAGTATACATCAAACGTAGGACCTACCATTGAAACCCTGTTGGACGACCAATACACTGCACCAACCAAAACGCAACAAGGTATGTTGGGACCCATTACAGCTGCTGACATTACAAGCGAGATGTACGCTGAGTGGAATAAAGTATTCGGATCCGATATGAGTTCCCCGTGCCCCAACGATAGTGCAGTTATGGCTGCAGCAATTTGCGCTTACTTAAAATTTGCGAACCTATGAAAACACTAACAATTACTGCAGACCACGACTGGGCATTTGATGCCTTTTTGGATGAGATTGTCGACTACGATTTTTTTTTTGGTAACCCTGTGACCCGCCGAGATGTTTCTGTCTCACATTCTAAGTATGATTTTGTGTGTGGATATGAAGCAAGTGTAGCTCAACATCAAACTGAAGTTGAGGACACGGCTAAAGACATCACTCACGCCTTGGATACTATCATCGAATATGCTACTGAAACAACCACTCAATTAGCATACATTGCACAATTAACAAAACAACTCAAGATCGCTTCTAAGAATGCTGATCGTTACGAGTGGCTACGCAACTACCTTATCAGCGATGATACTCAACACGACGACGCCATAATTTTTGCGCGTACGACAAACTCTTTTGATAGTACAATTGATACCTTGATCCACAGAGACCTCACACCAACTACATAGAAAGCAGAGACATGAACGTAAAACCTGGCGACAAAGCAAAAATTATTAAATCAATCGACGGTATGTCTGTTGGCAAAATTGTCACCGTTATATCGCTAACTGGAACCCACAGCAAATATGGAACTGTCTGGCGAGTTGAGGGTGCCGGATTGGTATCAGAATATGGTGGCGTAGGTGCCAATGCAGATGTCCCTGATGACTGGCTTCAGAAGATTGAACCAGATGATGGGGTGCTTACGAAAGACAAGAAGTTAGAGTTGGTCGATTGAAACCAATACCAACACTGTGGATAATCTAAACTTCAATTAACTATAATAGCGCCTAATACTATGCAAAAAACTACAATCACTACACCTCTTCAATACAATTCCTCACAAGATTGTTTTCAGATTACATTAACACGCGACCAACTTGCTCAGTTGGGGTTTGCTCCAAATCAAGCTGACATCATCTGGGACAAGTACCCTCAGATCCCAGCTGTTACGACTCGCCAAGAACCATTACGCCAGTATCGCGTTGTATCCAAAACAATTATCAGTGAAATCAACACTGTAACAGCCGCAAGTGGTGATGAAGCTCTGAAACTGATTCAAGCAGCACAAAGCGCTGCGGTTGCTTGTGGGGGTCAATTTGTGGTGAACATCGACGATGTTGTTGACGAAGAATACACAGTCGAAGAAGTTGTTACATCAAGGTCTCTGCTTGATAATCTTACTCACAATCAGTACGTCAATCCCAACCTAATTTAATGGACATATTGAAGTTCCCACTCAACACAGCCGGACGAGATTTCTTTGTCGGTGATATTCACGGCAGCTTCCATCTGTTGGATGAAGCTCTGGATCGTGTTGAGTTCAACCCACTTGTGGATCGTGTATTTTCTGTCGGTGACTTAGTCGACCGAGGGCGAGAGTCGATCCGAGCAATTGATTGGATCACTCACCCTGCATTCCATACGGTCCTTGGAAATCATGAATTGATGGCAATGCAGTACACTGGGTTAGAGTCCGTTCCTCGATATGTCGGAAGGATCACTGAGTATGAATATTCATACCATGGTGGAGATTGGCTACTGGATGAAACTCAAGTAAGACGAGTTGAGGTAGCAACAATATTCCAGAAGTTACCCATCGCAATAGAAGTCGAAACGGTAGTTGGACGAGTGGGTGTGATTCATGCTGAGGTACCTAATGGTACCTGGACACACACCGATTCAATTGCAAGGGATTCACCAGCAGCAACCGCAGCACTGTGGGGGCGAGGTAAAATAAAATCTGGAGATTATAGTGTAGTCTCAAATATCGATTATGTTGTTGTTGGTCATACCATAGTGAATGTGCCGGTGATGTTGGGGAATGTCTGCTACATCGACACAGGTGCAGTATATTCTTACATGCCTAATAGTCCACACTACAGTAAAGATCGCACCCTCACGCTAGTTGAGGCAAAAGATTTGCCTGCAATTCCATCTGCATCTTCCCTCGATCAATCTAAAATTTCTTATGGGTATTGACAATGAAGACCACAATAAACCAACTAAAATCGCTTGGGGACGCTACAGTCGAGATGCGATTCCATCTTTGTAAGAAGTACGCTGATGATGAGTTATTTCCAGTATCTGTTGTGTTTGATCTCCCCGTATACTATCAATTGTGGGACGCTACATATGCTACCCATCACCGCCGTTGGGTATGAGCGTGAAGTTCGACTATTTGCTGTAACCTGTGCACGAAAGGTCATACGCCCAGACTTCGATCCTGAGGTTTTACACGCCATAGCCGTAGCTGAGCGCTTTGTGTACGGCAGCGCCACGGCTGAAGAACTACACGCCACAAACAACGCATCTAAGCGAGTTGCTCTCGCGGCTGGACGCCGGGTCCCTACCGATTTTCGTTTTTACAGTGCTAGGATTGTTGTCGGTGTGACAGATCGTGTGGTGGATGCATTTACAGTCGCTGGACTTGCTCGAAATATATCCGAGTATACTCACCACGACCAAAAGAGGTTGATTATTAAAATGTGTGAACAGCCTGTTGACTTAGGTTAGAATCTGTGTATAATAGACCCTAAGAGCAATCGAAAGCTCACCACAGGAGATTTTTTTTAATCATGATTGCCACAATCAAGGGTCCAACCGGTTGGACAGCTCCAACCTACATTAATTATGGCGGTGGTGCGGAACTACACATTGTTACTCACAAATCTCTTTCTGGTATAATTTCTACGTTCGTTGAAATCCTCCCTACCCGATTTGTGATGGAGTCTGGTATTGTTAGGTACGCGGCGCGTTCCGACTTCAGAAAAACATACATGACCTCTACCGGTAAGTGTACAGAGAAGAAGGTTGCAATGCAACAGTATGAAGGACTGCAACGTCTGGATGAAATCAAGGCTGATTGTGCTGCTTTTTATGCTGCGACAATGCAGTCCATAGAGAAAGATGTGGTGTAAAGTATGGTACTTGATTTAAAACTAGTTGCGCTCGTTGGTGCATGCTTGGTGCTTCTGAAACTCGTAGGCTTTATTGTTCAGCCTTGGTGGATTACACTCGCACCAGCATATGCACCACTTGTATTATTCGCACTCGGATGGGCATTTTTGTGCCTGTGGGATCGCAAATTAATTGGATTTAAGAGGATTAAAAAATGAACTTATATCAACATCTGGTATTCTTGCTCCCAGCAGCAATTTGCGTGGGTACTTTTGTGCTGTCTTTGAAATGGTTTGATGATGATCATGTACTCACTACTATTGGTGGTACAATGAGCTTGGTCGTGAGTGCAGTATTTTTAGTAGTTTGGTTAGCGAATGTGATTGATGTATACCAACACACGATCAACAACACCTTTAACCAGATTCGCCAATTATACACTATGTTAGGAACACTATGAAGTATATTTGTGCAGCACTAATCGTACTACTGCTGACAGGGTGCTTGAAAGTTAACAGGGTAACAGCCACTGAATCATCTGCCCAGCTGAGGTTTTTCTCCAATCATTACTGGCGGCGGCGTGTGTAAATGGAAATAGCATGATTCGTATTCGATTTGTATCTGCAGATCTCACTACAACGGCCCATGTTGATGTGGCCACGTGGGTGTATGAGTACACCACATCATCTTACCACATAAAAACTTGTTAATATATTTCTGGTGATTTTTGTTGACCCTATCCAAAATTGGGGTATAATTGACCCTAAGAGCAACCATACAGGAACTACTAGATGCAACCAATCACCCTTCACACTAAATTTGGCAAGCAACACGCCTCAGTGGTAGTAACACCAGTCGCACTGGAAAGTGACTACATATCCGTTCACGTGGGTACACTTCAAGACGCGCTACTTGCTGCATATTGCTATCGAAAGTCTGGGGAAGTTAAAATCGAAGAATCCCCCAATATTGGTGGATATGTCATTGTCGTGTATTACAACAAAGCTTAATTAACACCAACTATCATGCCAACATTTACATTTACTAGAACACTCGAAGAAGTAGTTACTATATCCGCAGATAATCTCGAAGATGCTCAATGCAAAATTGAATATAGCGGGCAGGATTTCAATTGGGAATGTGTTGATGTGAGTGACCCAGCATGTGTTGATTCTTCAGACGACTGTTGACCTTTGGCTAAGCCGAGTGTATAATAGACCCTAAGAGCAAGTGTACCCAATAGGAGAATATAAAATGGCATCAGCATTACGTGAAATTAACGAATACTTAGAATCTACTCGCATGATGTCTCGGACAGAGCTGAATGCTATTATCCGAGATCTCGATCCTGAAGCAGCAGAGCTCCAGACTCAAGGTTTCGCGCACAGTGTGTTGG